TCAATGGGTGATCGCAGGAATGGTTTCCGCCGGAACCATATGCGTGAACGGCGGCAGATAAGCCTGTGCCATGATCAGGATGCCGACAAGTGCCGCCAGCGCAACAGAATGGAAGAACACATAACGCAAAATCTTCGATTCATGCCCGTACCATTGTGTTGCAGTCGATGCGACGACGATGGATTGGGCATCGATCATCTTGCCCATGACACCGCCCGATGAATTGGCCGCAGCCATCAGCACGGGCGAAACGCCGACCTGTTCGGCGGTGATTTTCTGCAATCCGCCGAACAGCACGTTCGATGCCGTATCCGATCCGGTCAGGGCAACGCCCAACCAGCCCAACATTGCACCGAAGAATGGATAGATCCACCCGGTCTGCGCGAATGCAAGGCCCAGCGTTGCGTCAGTGCCGGAGTAGCGCGTGACGTAGCCAAGCGCCAGCATGGCGGAGATCGTAATCAGCGAGAAACGCACAACATAAATGGTCTTGGTATATTCTTTAAACAGTTTCAGTGGGTTGAAGCCAAGAACGAGTCCACCGACGATTGCAGAGAGCAAAATGCCGGTTCCGGTGGCTGAAAGCAGATTGAACGTATAAACGGCTGCTTCCGCATGCGCTTCGGCGACCACCGGCGGCACCTTGAACACCAGATTATGCAGATAAGGGATCGGGATTTTGGGTGCCCAGAGCGCATCGAGCCATGCGCGGAACTGCGGCGTGCCCCACAGGAACACGAAGACCGACAAAATGAGCCAGGGCAGCCACGCGCGAAAAACCTTGCGCGTCGGATGGCTTGGCGGCGCGACATAGGGCACGGCCGCTTCTTCATCTCCAAGGCTTGTCGATGTCCAGATACGCTTTGGCTGCCAGATACGCAGAAAGCCAGCAAGTGCCGCCATCGAGCATACGGCCGCAATAACGTCGACCAGCCATGGACCATGAAAGTTGGAAACCAGATATTGCGGAATTGCAAACGACACACCGGCAACAAGCACGGCGGGCCAGACTTCCAGCATGCCCTTGCGTCCAGCAAAAGCCCAGATCAGCCAAAAAGGTACGATTAGCGAAAAGAACGGCAATTGCCGCCCGATCATGCCCGAAAGCTGCAACAGATCAATGCCGGTAACTGCGGACAGCGCAATAACCGGTGCGCCCAACGCACCAAATGCGACCGGTGCCGTGTTGGCGATCAGCGACAACCCCGCCGCTGGAAGTGGTGCGAAACCCAGCCCCATCAGCATGGCGGCGGTAACGGCAACGGGCGTACCAAAACCGGCAGCACCTTCGAAAAAGGCACCAAAGGAAAAGGCAATGAACAGCAGTTGCAGACGGCGATCAGGCGTAATACCGGCGATGGAATCGCGCAATATGTTGAACTGACCCGTCTGCTCGGTGAGCCGGTAAAGGAAAATGACGTTAAGAATGATCCAGCCGATCGGCAAAAGACCATAGGCCGCGCCATAAACAGCAGTCGCACCAGCCATATCGGCGGGCATTCCAAATCCGACCACGGCAATGACAAGAGCCGCCAGAAGCCCAAGGATTGCAGCAGTATGGGCCTTCATATGAAAAATACCGATACCGCCCAGCAGAACGACAATCGGCAAAGCAGCCAGCAATGTCGACCAGAACATGCTGCCCAACGGATCATAGACTTGATTCCAGGTCATGCTTCCTCCCTCCTCGATATCAGAGCGCGGTTAGACCTGATAAAATCAGATCGGCGCCCTAACTTCCTTTACTAGAAGCACAATCTTATCGATCCTCGTTTTATTCCGGTCGGATCATGCTCTAACGTCCTCTCTCATCCCGATCTCTCAGCGGTCTTTATGCCGGTGTGCAGTGAAGAATGCCCTTCTCCTCAAGGTATCCTTCTCGGGATTACATATATCGACAATTGGTAATCTTACTTTACCAGCACTGTCAATTCATTGCCTTATGCTACTTTAGGCAGGACTGGTCTGAATGCCGGGATAAGGAGCGATTTTCACTAAGCTCTCACATAGGATGAGAATACAAATGATATCAAAAAGCTCCCATAAGGTTTTGATCAGTCAACCGAACTGCACCCGAACCGAGCATTGCCATATGAAGCAATTCCTGTATCCGTGCACTTCTTCACATCTATTTTAAAAATAAGTCTTGCTTTAGCACCACGAACTCTCTAGGGAACTCGGCATCCAAATGGATGTCGGAGCGTAGCGCAGCCTGGTAGCGCACCTGATTTGGGATCAGGGGGTCGGAGGTTCGAATCCTCTCGCTCCGACCAATTTCATCAAAATACGACCAATCCACAAGCGCTCGGCTTTTCAAGCTGTATTCAGGTATCTTTGTCGCGTTGACATAGGGCAATACCTCAACTATTGCCTTACGAAAGCTTGATCCTATTGAGATTGAGCAAGCGAGTTAGTTCAAGGTTTTTCAAATGGTTGCGCGCATATATCGTCCAGCTAAGACAGCCATGCAGTCTGGCAAGGCCAAGACCGATCAGTGGATTCTCGAATTCGAACCCGAAAGCCCGCGTAAGGTCGAGCCATTGATGGGCTATACGTCGTCGGGTGATATGAAAAGCCAGATTCGTCTGTCTTTCGACAGTCAGGAAGATGCTGTCGCCTATGCCACGCGCAATGCGATCCCTTATCGCTTATTTGAACCGCATGAGCAGAAGCGTCGGCAAGTATCCTATTCAGATAATTTTCGCTTCGACCGTTCCGCACCCTGGACACATTGAGCGCTTGTCTTGACTTGCCCGACACGTTATGGCTGCGGTCAGGTCTTGCTGATTGGTTGATATTTCTTCGACTTTCTTAAAGGCGAGGTCCCGTAGCTCAGCTGGATAGAGCACCGGCCTTCTAAGCCGATGGTCACAGGTTCGAATCCTGTCGGGATCGCCATTAATTTCAATGGGTTAGCACAAGAACACAGAAAACCGGTTTACAGCTTTTTTGCTATCGGTTTACACATGCGTTCTGGATATGTGTTTATTTCTGGGAAATGACGCACAACCCGTGCTTGCCGAAGCGTTCAAAAAAGTCACCCGTAATCACCGCTCCACACGCTTCTGCCCGGCCTCGATCCTTTGCAGGATTTCTTTGACCACACGCATGTCACCACCGAGTTGCGATAATGTGGCCTGCGTCTCTTTATTGCTTTGAGCGACTGAAAGCGTGGCCTGTTCGTTGGTAGTTATCCGATAAGACAAATTGTCGGTGATGCCGCCAAGCTTGCGAACATCTGATTCGACACTTTTCAATCGCTCGTCATATCGGGCCTCAACGCCTTTGACCTCAACCAGACGTTCCTTGTGCAATTGCTCATGTCCGGTTCGCCAAGTCTGCAAATCCTCAATGTCTCGTGATTTGTTCACCCAGATCGTGACACCGCCGACGACAACCGTGCAAAGAGTGACAAGTTGGAGAGCCGTATTGAGATTGAATTCAAACTTTCCCTTGCTCGGTAGCATTTCACTCTCCATTATTTCCAGCATCCCCGGCGCTTGCCGTTCTCGTCATTTCCCTCGACGCGCTCGGCCCCTGCCCTGTCTGCCTTGGTCAAGGCAACCAGACCGGCAGGCGTGAGGCTATTGGCCCTGAACCCCGCGCAACTCGTCGCACTGCTCGACTGGCAGGCCGCGACGGCGAAGGGCAAGAGCGCAAAAATCATAATCCGATAGGCCACGTAGTTTCGCATCGTCCTTCGCCCTTTCGCGTTCCGCCTTGATGCTTTCTTGAAGTTGTTCAGAAACGGCCCGCTGATAGCCGTTTTGTTTGCCGAAGTGATAAGCGCCGGCAGATATGAAAATCGCCACCACAAGGGCAGCGAGCGCGTATTTCAGCCATGTTGGAATAGCGGCCCAGATCATGATTTGATCTTCCGATAGACGCCCCAGACCGTCAGGCCGATGATGACAGCCGCAATTGCCACGCGAACCCATTGGCCGCTTGAAAGCTCGTCCTGCTGGTTTGAGATCGTGCTGACGAGTTCTGGGATGACAGGCCCGACCGTTGCAGCGGCACCGGCAGCGCCCGCGCCACCTATTGTGGCAACATCCGTTTTGTTGGCTGCGGTCTTCGCAGGCACATAGTTGGATGAGACGAATTCACCTTTCGCCCAAAGACCGGCTTCGGCAGCACGGCGATTGACAAGGCCCTGCACTTTACGCCCACCAGCATTCACCCATTTCATAAGCTCGCCGGGAACGGCAGCATAATCGCCCTTGTTGAGCTTTTTGAGCAATGTGGACTTGTGCAGCGCACCGGTGTTGAAATCGAATGAGACGAGTGCGGCGAACTGATTGTCTGTCAGTTTCACCTTCACCAGCCGCTCAACCCGTGCCTCGAACTTCGCCAGATCAGCTTTCAGGATACGCTCAGCTTCCTTGTCGCCAATCGTCATGCCCGGTGTTACCTTCGGATCGCCTGCCGCACTGGTATGGCCGTAGCCAATGGTCAGAACCCCGGCCACGTCCCGATAGGCCGTATTGCGCAAGCCTTCCCACTGTTTGACGAGCGAAAGCCCCGCCGCGTTGATGCGTCGTGTCATGTGATTTTCCTTTCGGTAAAAGAAAAGGCCCCGCAAATGCAGAGCCTATTTGATTGATGAAACAATCCCACTTCACCGGCACTTGTGGGAAAGAGATTGCCTGCCTAAAACCATCGCATGATTACATTCACCTGGTGGGAAGCCATGCTCATTATCATGGCGATCTATTGGCCGGTCACGGCATTAGTTTCGATAGCAATTGTCGCGACAGCATTTATGGGAACAAAGCGCATCGGCTGGAGGCTGGTTTGGTCGATCTTGGCAGTGGCTCTGCTTATTCCTGCTCTATGGCTTTATCTCATTGCCTAAGTCCCCCACCCCGCCACATTCCGCCAGCCGTGACGGGGATAGATCTTCCCTTCCCGCATTCCCGCTCTATTTCCAAATGGCGCACTGTACATCTGCCCCCGTAGCGCACAGTGTGCAGGCCCCGGCTATGGTTGTGCGATCTTAGCCGGGGTTCTTGTGTCAGGAATAAAAAAACCGCCTCAAGGGCGGTGCGTGTTGCGTTGTGCTGAAGAAATGCTATTCCAAATCGAATGTATAATCGGGGGCATCTATGATTACGGTTAAATTGGTTTCCAAATGAACATTTTATTTCTTACAGACAATTTCTCGAATGGTGGCTTGGAAACTCATATTACTGACTTGTCAGAAACGCTTATCGACGCAGGCCATAAAACATTTCTCGCACATGGATCAGAGTACAGCGATACATTGTATCGGCACTTCTGCGGTGGTCTGCCAAATCTCTCTTTGAGATATGACAATGTGATCGGGCAGACGCTCGACACAATCCAAATACTCGGTTCATTTATCGATGAGCATAAGATCGATGTTATTCACGCTCATCCATTCTTCAGCTTTTCTGTAGGCGCGATAATCGCAGACCAAAAGAACTTACCTCTCATCTGTACGATACACGGTCCTAGCTCAGTCGATGGTGCCCCCGGATTGAACCCAATTGCACTCTGGCCTGAAATTATATCACATAGCCACATGATTGCGGTTTCACAGGAGTTGGGGGAAGTATTTAATGACCGCTATGGAACGTACCCAGACATTCAGCCCAACACTGCAAAGATTAAACGGATTCCTATTGAATTAAATGGGAAACTTATGATTTGGGCAGGTCGTTTAGATTCCGATAAGGTGCACGGGTTATACAAGTTACTTGATATTTTGGATGACCTGCCTGAGTGGCAGCTTGACATTGCTGGCGAAGGACCAGAGGTACCCAACCTCATGAAAGCTATCTCCGAAAAGCCCTTGCGCCAAGGCCGAATGAAGTTGCTTGGGTGGCTTGATAATATTCAAAACTTCATGCCGCAGTACGATGTTGTAGCAGGAATGGGGCGTGTTATTATTGAGGCATCTGGACTGTCGATACCAAGCCTTTTAGTTGGATATGACGAGGTCAAATGCTTCATGTCCTCAGCTTCGGCAGATCGGGCAGCGGTAGCAAATTTCTCTGGCCGATCTTTAACTGCTTCCACACACGATGAGATCATTTCAGAGATCACATCAAATAAGTTCCGTTCATATGGAAACGAAATGGCTCATTGGATAAAGGATAACAGGTCACCGCAGATCATTGGAAAACGCTACGTCTCATCCATTACCAACACTCCAGCATTCCAAAGCAGCCTAGTCCGCAAGTTTTATGAAACGATCTCAGTATCTGACGACAAAAGTGCATCATGCTGGTATGATGAAAGATATCTCCCTACATTCGATGGAGCGTAATTAATGCCTTCTGCTGCATTTCAACCTCAGAAAATTATTATGGTTGCCACCCTGCCATTTGATGATGTGGGTGGCGGGCAACGTAGTGCGCAACTGGCAAGAACATACGTGAATTCCGGCCATGACGTTACTTACCTTTATGCTTTCAAGAAGTACGACTTTGAAAAGCAGATGGCCGTTGAGAGCGATGTCGATTTCAACGGAATGCAGCACATCTTTCTCGACAATGTAACGCCTGATCAGGTGTTTGATCAGTTTGAAGGGGAGACGCCAGTTGTAATATTTCAAGCACCTGTTGATCGATTTTTGCCTTGGCTTGAAGGTGCGAACAAACGGAAGTTCAAAACCGTATTTGAACTCATCGACGCTTGGGATACTAGCCTAGGCGGAGATTGGTTTAAGGAAGATATTTTCCAACGATTTATTAATGAGTCGACAATGGTTGTCGGCACTGCTCGTGCACTTGTTCAGATACTCAAGGATCGTGGCAGAGAGGATGCCGTGTATCTGCCAAATGCTGCAAATGATGCGATCTTTGATCACTACATCAAGCATCTCAAACCCATAGATTACGAGGAAGGGAAAGTCTCTCTCCTGTATTACGGTTCGCTGTATGGCGAATGGTTCGCATGGGATCACATCGCCGCTGCTGCATCCGCAAACCCTGACGCCAATATCTACCTGATAGGCGATAAGCCGAATGGGATATCTGTAGCGGAAAACGTAAAATTCCTTGGCGGAAAAAAAATCACAGAGCTACCGCCTTATCTGCAACACTGCGATGCTGCACTTCTTCCTTTTGTACCCGGTAAAATATCCGATGCTGTAAGCCCAATTAAAATCTTCGAGTATCTTTCTCTTGGTAAACCGGTAATCGCCACTCGCTTGCCGGAAATTGTAGGTTATCCAAATACATGGATAGCTGACAGCGCTGAAGATTTTGCCAAGCTTTGTTCTGAGGCACCAAATCTTGAAACTGCTCCTATTGACGATTTCATATCCGAGAACACATGGGGCGCTCGTGCGGCTGAAATAGCTGGCAGCGTCGAGGATAAATGCCTTACAGCAGTGATTCTTATTCACAATAATGAGAGTATTATTGATCGTTGCCTCAACACATTGAAGCGTCATGGCGACAAATTCCTACATGAAATAATTGTAGTTGATAACGCCAGTACAGATAATGGACCCAATATAGTTAGGCATAGTCATCCTGACGTTACCCTCATTATAAACCCACTTAACGGTTGCTCCACAGGGCGTAATCTAGGCATTAAAAAAGCGACTTCCGAATTTATTTGCTTTTTTGATAGTGACCAGTGGTTCACCAGTGAGTTTGCCTTGAGCGAACCAATCAGTGTTCTCAGGTCCAATCCATCGATTGCTGCGATAGGATGGGCCGCGGGGTGGATTGATGCAAATAGGGACCACATGGGTGGACCGATAGCCGACTATCTGCCAGAACGGGGAACCCTTTCCTCAGAGTACATGAGAAAAGGCTTCCGTACTGATGTACATTACCTTGGATCAGGCGGATTATTTTTGATGACTGAGCACGCCAAGGCTACACTTTTTGATGAACGGTTTGACCCGACTTGCTTCGAAGACACGGACTTCACATACTCTATAAAGTCTAAATATGGGATGCTGGCGTATAGAAACATCTCAGGCATTCGCCACCAACCACATCAAACCACCGGAGCTTCTAGCGGCGCTGAGTTTTACCAGACTCTTTTCAAGAGAAACTCTGACCTTTTCAAAGGCAAGTGGTCATCACAATTGATTCATGACTTCTACCGAACCGCGCTTTTAACCAACAGCAACGGCACTCTCGTTTCTCGACTAGCAGACGCTTCGTATGCCGAACAATTGGCATTTCATGAGCACCTTATGCAAGGACTAAAGATCGCCGTGTGACGTGCTTCTGGCCCGCATTCTCTTTACCGGCGCGGGCCAGATAGCCTCATCAATTGGACACCACAAGGCGTCGGAAGCCGCTTCCTCCTGTGTCGGGGTCTCCGGCCTGAATTTGTTTCAAACCAAGCGCCGGAATGAGCGTGAACAACGCGCCGTTCGAGGCAATGCGAAGATAAGAAGTCCACGTTCCACTGACGAGCTTCTGGATTTCAAACCCGCCATCCACTGTATCGGAGACATTCGCAAATATTCTATATCGTGCTGACCCATTTCGGCTTTTGAGCTCGTAGCCAGGGAGAGTGCCGCTAATTACAGGGCTATAGAAAAACACGCCGGTATCAGTAAATCCTACTAACTTCGGATGTGTCGGCAATGTTTCACCGTCCATCGTGGTCATATTGATGAACATGTTCTGGCCGATGAGTTTACCTGTCCCAGCATCCTCTGCTACGTCATACCCCTTGATGGAGCATCCGTAGAAGAAGTTGTTTTGAGGAAATGGGAAACCATTGCTGGTAAGCGCGCTGAGCCGCAATCCGTATCCAATGCCAGAACCGACTGTATCCGCGTCAACTTCTATGAACGTATTGCTGTCGGTCATATTCAGTTGCAAGGCAAACGTTGGGTTTACGGTGCCTTTGTTGATCTGAATTATGCCGGTGTTGAATGTGTTGCGATGTGGGTCTTTGTTCGTGGAAATCTGGCCATCCAGCAGCAGACCAACCCCATAATCGGCAACAACAGAAGACGTTATGTAGAATTGTTGCCACACATTGCCAGAAGACCATGTAGGAGAGCCAGACGGGTTAGCCCTGCAATTCCAGTCAACTCCAATGCCGGTAAAGTTTCTGACCGAGAACTGCGACCAATTGCTTTCAGACATGGAGCGTATGCGTACCCCATATTGCACAACATTTGCGCAATCGAAAATAATACCGGAAAGAGTGACGCCGTTAATCAAGCCGCGAACATCAAATAGAATTCCGCCTGCCGACCTAGCCCGAATGACTGTGCCAGACATAAAAGCGGGGGAACTGCCAACGCCTATAATGGTCTGATTATTATATGCAGAGTTAACCTCCTCAGCACCTGTTCCGATAAACAAGGCATTGGGGTTGACCATTATAACACCGGCAGGGAGAAAAAGAGGCCTTCCGTAATGTTCAGCCTCTCGAAGTGCAGCCACCATAGCAGCCGTGTCGTCGGTTGTACCGTCCGCTTTGACGCCGAAATCCGCCGCATCCAGACGCTCGGAAAGCTTGAGGTTTACCGGGCGCTGAATAGCTCCGGCAAGCGCACCTGCCGCGCTGGACGCCTGAAAACGCATCTTAGCAGTCGAAGGCGATGAGGTGCCGCTAAAATCGGGAAGTTTAGAATCTGTAATCGATCCATCTGCCACCGGTGCCGAAATCGTAACGTTGCCTGCCTCATCAGGTTCTACATCGTTAACCGATTGCACTGATGATCTGGCCTTTCCAAGTGCACTTATGGTATCTTCGCTCAAGCCTACAGTCCGGTCCTGAGAAAAATCACCACCACCCTCAAGGCCATCGCCCGCAATAATTTGACGGTCTGGCTGCACGGCAGTTTCAGCTTTTTGTAACGCATCTTGTGCGCCAGCAAGCAGAGCCTCCGTATCTTCTTTCGCCTGTTCCGAAGCATTCTTAGCTTCTTCGGATTGTTGAGCCGCAACCTCTGCTCGCGCTACGTCTTCGGAAACATCATCTAGTTCTTGATTGATAACATCAATTTGAAGCTGTAGATTATGATCTCCAGCAATTCGTTGCGCTTCCTCATGACTTAGATTTTCTCCAACACGAGTTATTGCCGCGTCACGATCCTGAATAGCCATAGTCAGGCGATCAAGCTGCGTCTCGACGCTTGGCGCATCGTTTCGCTGTTTGTTTTCGAGATCGACCGTCTGCTTGGCCTGTGTCATGCGATAGCGCACAACCTTTAAGCCCGATGCCGGTGCGACACCGAAAACAACATCACCGCCATTCGGCCACGACGATCCTGCAATGGTATAATCGATATTCAGCCGTTGAACCGTATCCACTCCATCAGCATCGCGCAGCAAGACGACGATCTCATCCTTTTGCAGAAAGCGCTTTGGATAGGGAAACGTCTTCGTCACGCCATCGGCGTCAGAGATATATTCAAGCTGGTCCGGGACAGGAACTGTCATGCGAAGGCTCCATAGAAAAAGGCCCCGCGCAATGCAGGGCCTTGAAATAAGAATGTGATGAGTGGTTAGCAGTCCGACGCGAAGCGCCCATAAGACCGACAACCGTCAGACAAATGCGGCTTTCCTTTAGGTGCCATCACCACAATAAACAAACAGATGAGAAAGACCGCACCGGACTTAATAGCGAATTCATATTCTTTCTTGCGGATGGCTGAAAATGTCATCAGCGCAGCAAAGATCATTGGAAAGAAGGCGAGGACGGCGAGAAGCGTAAGAAGGAACAATCACTTTTTCCTTGTTTCTGGTAGGTTCATCGCATCGCCTGTCGCATCTTCTACCTTATTCAGAAGCCCTCTGATATAAAAAAGGTTCTGGAAGGGCATTAGCTGACGCATCTTGTGCAGATCAGATTTCGTCGTATCTCCAGCGAACATCGATCCCGTGACCTGGAATATGTCTGCCACCGCGTCAGGCGTCGGCCCCAGAAACGCCCCTACAACGTTGCGCGACTGGTAACGGCTCATCTGTTCGCCTGTCAGTGCTGAAAGCCCTACACGACCACGGCTGGCCTTTTCTGCCACATTGTTGACTTCCATCATCCAGCCCGCAAGCCCAGACCAGTCAAAAGCGTTCGTCGCCCATACCGCCGGATCGTCCGAAATGTCTTTGCCTGCCGTTGCTTGCTTGGCGACATAGGTCATTGCGCCAAGGGAAAGAGATGTCACGATACCAGACAGAGTTTCAGCGTCACGCTGTTGAAGCGCGGACAATGCAATACGCTGCATGGCGGAAACGTTGAAGCTCTTGAACTGGCCTATGGTCTTGCCAAGCTCGGTACTCATCCAGAGCGGTTTATCTTGTCCCGGCGTGACAATGATGCGATCCACATCACGAACAACGGCGGCGCGGAATGCTTCCTTCGCAAGCCTGTCGTCCCAATCTCCTGCCTTGGCGAGAAGAACGCCGTTTTGCGTTTCACCGTGCTTAGCAAACTGCGCTGTAATACGCTCTGCGAGATCGCTATTGATGCCGGCCGCAGCAAGCTTTCGGATTTCCTTCGGGCTTGCTCCACCCTTCGCAACCTTTTCAGATGCGCGAAGCAGGTTCGTCATAACCACCATGCCGCTGAATTGCTTCATAGCAGCATTCCATGGGGCCATAAGAGAGACGACGCCGAACCGTGTGCCGGCTGATTTAATGGCGCGCTCGAATGATGTACCGCGCCCGAACTGGTCGCCAATTTCTGCAATCGACATGGCGCGGCTGTCGAGGATCATATCAAGCGCGGTTCCTGCGGCCTTCACCTCTGCACCGGCAAGCTTTACTGCCTTCATGTCCGAAACGAGCGGCACGAAACCATCCCGGAAAGTCGAAGTAAGGCCATGCTTGAAAACAATACCGGCTATATCGGGGAAGGCGGAAAGCAACATGCCACCAAGCAGGCGAAGGTAATTAAGAGTACGAGCAATACGCCCGGCGCGAAGAACGATACCATCTGGGTTTGACGGCAAAGCATACTGCCCCCGGATGCGGTCACGCATGGCCTCGATATCGCGAACCGCTGATTTGCGAGATCGGTCGAGGCGGGCGCGTTCCTTGGCCTTCGCTTCTGGCACTGCTAGCTTGCCGTCCTTGTCCGTCATGCCATCGACCGCGGCAATCTTGCGGTTTGCCTCATCGTTGATTTTGCGGATTTGCTCGGCCATATCGACGGAGCCGAATTTCTTGGCAAGCTCCACATCTGCCGACATGGTGCGCACCTGAGCGTGAAGCACTTCCTCAATATCGGTATTGAGAAACTCCTGTATTTTTTTGCTTTCGATGCGAAGAAGTCGCTCTTTCAGCGGGCCACGTGGGCCGGAAACGATGCTGTCATATGGTATACGGCCATCAGCGTTACCGAGGATCGTATCAATCGTTTCCTCAACCAAGTCTTTGACCTCGCCATCAGACAGGCGGGAAAACTCCTCTGCTTTCTTTGCTGCTGCGTCTGCTTTAGCGTCGGCCTTTCTAGCGATATTCTCAGCATCGCCAATCTTGGCTGCTGCATCACGCTTGGTAATGAAATAATCATTGAGGATACGACCGAAATCAGATCGGTATGCTGCAATCTTATCCTTGTTGTACATGCGGAAAAGGTGAGACACGTCACCTTCAAGCTTGATATCTTCGGGGAAAAGACGCGCCTCAATCGCCGCATTCTTCATCGCATCGTCAATCTGGCGATAAACCTTGGCCGCTTCGGCAACTTCCGGGATCGGGTGCGCGTCACCGCTGAATGCAGCTCGGCCCACTTCTTCCTTGAACTGCTTATAGGTCAGCTTATTGCCGCCCGTGATGCGCTGCATTTCTGAACGTATGGGCGCAAGACGGCGCTGCCATCCTGACGGGTCTGGCGTCGAGTGGAAATATTTCGCATATGACGTGTCGATCTGCTGCAATGTATCGGCAAGCGGTGCCTGCCACATCTTCATGCGTGTTTCGACTGATCCGCCTATTTCCGTCGCCACGCCCTGCGCATTTTCGGCATATTCAAGAGGAGTTTCTGCCAATTGGCGAACTGTTTGCCGTGTCGCGTCGAAATCGGACAGCTGAGAACGAATGAGCGGGTCCTGTGACCGGATGCCCCATAGCTTGCTGATAAGGGCCTCATCTTTCAAATGCGTCGGGCCTCGATCAACCGCGGCGGCACCGGCAGACTGTGCGCCTCCCCCGGTTCCGAATACGGCATTATCAGCTTCCGAGAAGCCCTTGCCCTGTTGCTCGATCTTGCGGGATAGCGCCGAAGCCTCGACATTAGACAGATAGCGCCCCGCCAGAGTGCCAAGAGCACCGCCGAGAAGGATTGAGCCTCCGATGTTATAAGCGCTTTCCTCGCCCGTTCTGGTGCGCTGTGTCAGCTGCAAGCCGGTTTCCGTAACGGCGGCATCAATGCCCGCGCCCGCGCCGATCCTTATAGCGGAACCGAGTGCCGTCTTGCTGGCACCGGTGACGACGCCGCCACCGAGAGAAAACACGGTTGGAATATCGATCACGCCAGCGGCAAGCGATGCAGCGATACCGCCTGCCCCGGCTGCATCCAGTGTGCGTCGGTCGGCTTCCTCGCGCTTGATCTGCACTTTCAATGCATCTGCGGCCTTGCGATTGAAGACGCCAGCAAACTGATCCACATAGGGTGCAAACTCTGGATCATCCTTCACATAGTCGATGGAATTGAACCCTTCCTCGACCTGATAATTGTCATGGATGCCGTTGGAATAGAGATAGGATCCGACAAGATTTTCAGTTCGGAACGCAGCTCCAATGGTTTCGCCAAGACTCGGATCGTCTGGCTCATCCACCGGTGCGATATTTGTCAGGCTCTGGATGCGCGTGGCAGGCTCATAAAATGGCATCACATGCCCCCCGGCGTTAGAATGCCGCTATTCTGCGCATCACGAAACAGCTGTGAGCGCTGATCCTGCAAATTTCCCTGAACCGATGGGCTTGGCGTCGTGGGCACCGGTGCGCTCGGAACTTGAGGCTCGATCTGCTGCGCCTCTGGATTATCCCATGCAGAACCCGCTCCCATAGGAATGCTACCGCCCTGCATATAGTTGCGGAAATCGGGATTGGTCTCATCGTAAATATAAGCGCGCTGCAACCGCTCGGCTTGCTGCTGCTGTGCTTCAACCGCCACAACTTTCGGATCAGGACGCCATTGCTTGCCATACAGGGTTTGAAGATTACCGTTTTCATCCTTGTAAAGCACGGTATAGCCGGGCAACTGGTTTGATTTTGCCTCTGCGCCTGTTTCTGGCGTCGATACAAGAACAATGCGGCTCAAGACATTATCTCGGACAAGATTGCGATACTCGCCAAGTCCAGCCGCGCCACGGATAGTTATATCACGGCCATCTGCTCGACCGGTCAGCGTATCAGCGGCCATTGATGCAGGATCATAGAAACTGGCCTGAGCATCATGGAGTGCTTCGGCATATTTTGTTGCCGCTTCCGGAGTGTTAAATTTCCCAAGATGTTGCCCCGTGCGTTTATACAACGCTATTGCATCATCATCCGAAAGGATTTTCCCATCCGGCGAAACGGTCGGGATTAGCACCTCTGCGCCATCCTCATTGATAGATATCGAGCGGACAGTGCTTATCGAGCCGTCTTCGTTTGCCACCTGTGGACGGCGCGATAGGTCAATATTTCCCTCTACCTTGAGCCCAGAAATAGCACCTTGCGGGCCAGCCTTCATCGAGCGCACAGGGTTTAGAAGCGGATCACTTGGGAAAGCCTCTGCCAGATCGTTGATAAGCTGATCCTTGGCATAGGCATAAGGATCGCTCGAACCCGGCATAGCAGGCCAGTATTTTTCAGGCGGATATTTCATGATCGTGCGTGATCCGCCGATCTCGGTCACGCCATAGAGACGCTTCATTTCCTGATCTGCGCGGGATTTTGCCAATTCAGTATTGCCACCAGTGGCATAAAACTGTTCTTCAGCTATCGCCATATAATCCGCTGCGATGCCTGCTGCCTGTCCTTCCGTGAAGCCAACATTCGGATTTGAACGCCAGCCCATGACGCTATCGTCAAACAACGCACCGATATCAGCGCCCTCAAGCTGCTTGCGAAATTCCTTTGCAGCAGGTTCGAGCGCCTTGCGGTCGCGCACCTTATTTGGGTCATTCTGCTCTGCCATGCGGCGCGCGGCGTCAGACGGCGACAGATTGAGAGTGTTCACATAGTAATCGAAGTCATCAACCTTGCGCTGGATCGCCTCACCGCCATCCCTGCGGCCAAGTGCAGACGGGTTGACCTGTGCAAACCGTGATGCTGCTTGCATTGCTGCTTCAACATCTGCGGCCACCTGACTGTCAGCGCCTGCTCTGATCTTGTTAAGAACCGACTGCGGCAAGGTGCCAGACTGGCGAACCAATTCCTCATATGCGCCCTGTTGCTGATCGGCAGGAACGGCCTTTGAAATCACATCGCCCACGGCATCGACACGCTTGCGGCCATCGCTGGAATATGGATCGACCGTCAAGCCACCGCTCTGGAATGCTGCAACTGCTTCGGAAATGGCGATCTGGTCACCTTGACGTGAACGAAGCGCTGAAATCAGCGTGGCTTTATCGCTGTCATTCATGCCGCTCGACAGGATTTGCTCGGAACTGGATATTTCGCCGGTCTGGATACCAAGCTGCAAAGCGCCCTTCTGGCTATTATAGGCGGCTGTTTGCTGCGCCTCTATCGCCGTCTGACCTCTCTGTGCTGCGGCCTGCATCTGGTCATAGAGGGAAAGGCGTTGAGAAAGTGACAGATTGGAGAAACGTGGATCCATTGACTTAGGATCAAAGGCCGGTGCATTGCCCTGTATCTTAGAAGCGCCTCGAATGATATTCGCTTCTTCCATGCGGCGCTTACGGTTCACGCCACCATTATCGCCTGATCTGGCGTCTACGGCTGTAGCAATCGCATGAACATCACCGCTGCGGACAGCTTGAGCAACATTGTCTGGCAATGAACCGTAGTTATATGTGACACTGACAAGCGCGGCCTGCACATTTGGCGCAAGATTGTTCCATGCCTCTGCCCCGACTTTCGCGGCTGCACTCCGTTCAAATTCCTTTGTTCTGCGGGCGAGATCGCGCTCGGCATCACCGCGACTGATCTTCATGCCCTGTTGGACTTTTACCTTCCGACCATCTTCTGTCGTGATGGTGTCAGAGCCATATCCGACACGATGGGCGTTCACGTCCCAATAAGGGGTATCTCGATAGCCCTCAAACTTCCTGAGAAGCGACATTGCATCGCCACCTCTCGAAGTTGTCACAGCACCAGTCACACCAAGCCGTCCGGCTGCGCCATCAGCCGACACAGGATTAGCCTCTGCATCACGGATTTCACGCTCACCGATAGTCAGGGCGAACATTTCATCGGTCTTTTTGCGCAGCGCTTCTTTCTCTGTCGGCGACAGACCGGACGCATCAATTGTGCGATATGCATCCTGTTTCGCAGTATCGAACATCGCAGGGTCATTGAAGACCTGATTTTGCAAGGTCTGCTGGCGCTCAGTAATGCCGGTGCGATACCAGTTATTGCGCTGATCGATCTCGGTAGCCGCGCCCTTGTCAATCCACTGATTGCGGGCTGTCGCGACAAGTTCCTGAAAACGAGGCTGCAAAGAAGCCGGAACGGATTTCAGAAATTCCTCTGACCTTTGGGTGTAAATCCCGGAAACTGTGTCAGTGAACCCGCGCCCGGACGGGTCCATCTTCTGCTGAGACTGGCCGAACTCAAGGGCATTATCATCCTGCCAGCGCTGGAATGCCTGATTGGCTGCAAACTCATCGGCCTGCCTCTGCATTTCGAGGCGACGATTTTGAAGCGCATTCTGAGCGTCCGCCGCATTGCCGATAGCGCCGCCGATCTGTGCAATGCCTTGCCCTATGCTGTTGTCGATGCGCGTGTCAGGAATGCCACCGATCTCGATAGAACGGCGCGCCTCTATGGGACGGATAACTGCCATGTGCTGTCCTACGCCCTCAAGCCATACCAGGGATCACGATTGGCCCCGGAATTTACATATGGATTCGTGATAGTGGTGCGGTTTGCATTGGCAGTCTGGACACCGGTAAACGTATTGATACCGGTCGCCAGCGCGCCCATGTAGCCGCCGATCTGCGCGCTACGAGCATTTGAACGGGCAAGGCCTGCCTGAAAGCGGTAATTGTCGCTCTGGACTTGAGAGCCGTAGCGAATGGCTTGCTCGTCAAGACTGGCCTGCGTGGCGCTATCCTGCAACACGTCGACGGCAGAACCAGACAACGCAATGCCGCTATTGAGGTAATCGGCGCGCATAGAAGCCAATTGCCGGTCATTCTGACGCGCCTGCTGATTGGCGTCGTAAGCACCTTTCTGCTGCGTCATTTCCGCCTGACGGTCGGCATATGCTGCCTGTGATTTATAGGAAGCAGATTGCGCGGACGCACCGTAAAGCTGACCTGCTGCGGACGTGACGCCACCGATGATTGCAAGCGAGACTGGATCAAAACACATGATTATTCCTTACGGCTCGCTGTCCAGTTGAAGGATCAAGGCGCGAACAAGAAGTGGCAAAGGTTCATCCGTCTCGATGATTGCCTTTGCATCGCCTTCCGACCATGAGCCCGAAATATCGCAGGCGATGACGCCGGATCGCAGTTCGATCTCGCTGCCGAACAAGCCACTACCTGTTTTAAGAAGCTGCTCAACGATCTCAGGTTGCCAGTCAGCATTGCCAGCGTTCCCGACCTTTGCGGCCCCGGAATAGAGAACATCGATCATCGCATTGAGATTGCCGCGCCTACGCCCGAACAAGGTTCCGTCTTGCTGCGGTCCCGCCACCGGCAAAGTTATTGCCTTGCTCTGGTATTTCAGTCCGATAGCGATGTTCGACATTGCATAAGGCAACTTGACCTGTCCATTTTGGACGAGAAGGCCGATCTCAACGTTGCCATCAGCAAGAGCGATGACTTCCTGCCCTTCCAGATGATTGAGGCCGGTCACTGTCTGGATCGGAGCGCCCTTGTATTTCAGTCCACAATCGACAAAGAATGCATCATTGATCGTGTCGATATCGCCATCGAAAGGACGCTCCAGCACTTCGATATAGCGCTTTGTTGCGCCATTGATCGTGCGCCGGACAACGAGATAAACATCGTCGTAGCCATCCTCGGCGCCGGGAACGACTGCAACGCTCTCGACAAAGCCGCCTGCAATTTCATGGCGGGCAAACCCAACGATTTTCTGTTCGCGGTCATAGGCGACTGAAATAAGCGAGCCATCGCCCATCACGCAATAAATCTGCGGGTCTGGCCGTTCGCAGAAATCCCAATCCACCACGCCAGATTTGAATAGATGTTCACCAATCAGGGACAGTTCTGGCGCCACATATCGGTTCTGGTCACCAAGTACCAACTCACGAAGCTTTGTACCGCCAACCCCTGCATAGAGCGTCACGCCACCAATGGACAACGGGCGAAGATGAGCCGCGCCACTGGTTGGCCCTTTGCGCTGTGTCAGATTTGTTGATGAGAATGACTTGTTCAAATCGGAAGGGCCAACTGTTCTTATCTGACCAGCCGATCCCGTAACCAAATCCTCGTCATCTGCAAGCCAGAGAATTTCATTCTGGTTCGATGAAAGCAGTGTGATAGAAATCCCATCAGTTTCGGCCTGCGGATCACTCAAACCATAATCATCAAAATTACCCTGTTTTGAACCAAATACGGTCACGGGCTGGCTATTTGTTCTGGCCCACATCAAACGCTCATTGAACAGGCGTACCGCGCCCGGCCAACCAGAATAATCAGAGAATGAACCCATGCGCCAAGAAGCAATAGGATCAACAGACGCTAAAACGTGACCGTACTGAATGACGTTAACTTGGGTTGCGGAAACATAGCCAACAATCTTGAACCACTGCCATCGCAGCGAAGGCCCTGCAATCCTGATACTGCGCCCTACATCTGTTGGCTGAAAGCCTGCGCCATCATTAATTCCATCTGTCGATGAAGCGGTTAGGCTTGTAGGAGGCTGTTCATCTGGAAGCCTGTGAAGACCGCACGGGCCCCATCTTAAGCGCTCGGCATCGCTGGATTGTGGACCTTTCCAAGTAAATCGATATTTTGCAAATGGTCGCTTATTTTCTGTCTCGTAATAATGCCTATCGCTTCTTACCCAGCCGCTCTCGCCTCCAACATCATCAAGAACGATCCACGCGCTTCCATCCCACCCATTAAATGTCCAGCCATTGGGGTTTTCTCCTGTCTCACCTATGCTGGCGGAGGTTACCCAATAGTTGTCAACCGCCTGTGGTGAAGATAACTCAATTTCAAAATATCCTCCGCTAATAGCCGTACTTTGCGACGACCCAACAATTATCACACTGCCGTCATAGCTTGGCTTCAAGGTCGTCGTTACATCTTCTTTGTCCATATATGGACCATCATTGAAGACAATATTTTCGATAGACCAATTCACATCACCCCGGCGCAAAAGTTTGCAGGGGTGATAGTCCTTATGTGCAAAATAGCCGGTGTCGTTGAACTGATCGTAGCTTAGTTTGCTCAGAGCATCGGCATTGAATGGATGTGAAATAGCATAAGGGCTTGCACCAGAATAAAGCTCTGCGCGTTCAGACAGAAATCGCATGGAGCCATTGCCATTGAGTGCCAGCACATAAGCTTGCTCTTCCGAAAATTTGAAAGGAAGCAGGCGCGTGAACTGGTTGCTATCGGCAACTTCCGCGATGAAAACCGTACCAGAACGACGCCGCAAGCCACCATGCGTCAAAACATTGAAGTTGACGCAATAGGACAGCGAAGCCCGCCAGAAATCGGTATCGGCCCGCGCCTGTAGAAGCGGCGAAACCCATCCTTTGTCGAATGTGTTCTGGATCGAATAAAAAGTCACCGCTGTAAAACCCATTCATCATCGGCGGCGCGTGGCGCAGTGCCTTCAATGGCATCAACATTCCAAGCCGTATTGATCGCCTCACGGTGCATGCCCTGCGCGATCTGCACATAGGAAACCTTGCCCGTTACCCAATGGCCGCACTTCATGGCGATGTAGGATGCAAGCGCCTCGACAAAGACGGGCGGATAGCGGTCATAATCCTCATTGCGGAAGATGTAGCGAACCTTGAGCGGTCCCGGCGCATCGGTCAGGATATATGGGCCTTCAACCTCGCTGCGGATCGGAACGCCCTCAGACCGGCCACAAGTCGTCAGTGGCAGAACACGGATGCACTCACCCGGAACGGAATAGCGATAGCTCCAGCCAAATTCGGGGGCTGTGCTGTCTTTTGCCAGAACCACGCGCCTGAGTGCAAAATTCCAGTCATAGCGCGACAGAAGGCTATCCCTCGAAATATCGAAGTTGCGCTTCATCCAGCGCACAATAGGCCGGTTGTCCCGCTCAAGATTAGTAATCTCTGCTTCTTTCATAATGTCCAAGGCGAGATTGCAAATGTCAGTTGGCGTCATTCGCCCTCGCCTTCTTCCGGCTCAGGAGCGGGCGGCGGCGTTTCTTCCTGCTGCTCGCGGCGCTGCTTCTGCTTTTTGAGGTAATACCAAGCCAAGGGAGGGCTATATTTAGCCATGACAATCAGCCTGCATTTTCAACCAGAAGGCCGCGAACCGGCTTCTGCATTTTCTTGGCAACGGCGCGACGCACAGCTTCGGGCAGCGAATGGATAGGATTATCCTTGTTCGCTTCTTTGATAGCCTGATCAATGGCGCGTTGTTCCATGTTCAATTCGTGAAGGGTCTTAGGCATGTCGTATCTCCAAATAGAAAAGAGCGGCCCGTGAGCCGCCCTTGTTAATTATGCGCCTTCCACAGCGGCAAGCCGCGTCACAATGCCAGTAAGAATTTCCTGCATATTCTCACCAGTGGCGCCCTGCACCTCACCCAAAAGCGCCGTGAATGAATGGGTATGATTGCCTGCGGCAGCGGTCGTTGCAGTTGTTCCAATAGTTGGTGGAAACGTTTCGGGTTTCTCCGTAATGTCACCCCAAGAAACCGTTTGAGATCCACCCGTTTCCAGTGCTGCTATCCGCCTGTAAAGATCAGGCAGCGAACGGGGTAAACCATGACCAGCCATGATATTTCCTTTCCTGAAAAAGAAAGGAAGGGCCGAAGCCCTCCCCTTAGCCGTTGGTTACGAGGTAAGCGAGGGCGACCTGCTTGCGCTCTGGATACACGCGATTCCAGTTTGCAGCCGTTGCAAGCTCTGCATTGGTCGGGAACTCACCGGCAACAGAAGCATCCTGCCAAGCAATGCCATAGGGATGCATGACGAACTGGCGGCGCGTATAGAGAATGTCGCCGCCGACGCCGTTGCCCTGATCGGGCTTGCGCTCGGTTTCAACATTCGGGCTGGTACGCATCGGCTGCTCGTTATAGGCGATGGCGTCACGACCGATCAGATAAGTGACATAGCTGGATGGATTGTCCGTACCGTTATCAATGATATGAACTGTATCAGAAACCACAACGCGATAGCCCAGATAGGACGGGAAGCGAATTTCGCCGCGAGCATCTGGGATAAAGTCAATGAGGTTTTGCTTCTGCAAGCGGGTGTAAACCGCCGAATGCATGATCAGCGTAGACAGGTCTTCTGCTGCGTCACCCATGGTCTGCTTGGTATCAAGGATAGCCTCGGCAGAGATCAGGTTTACATCGGTCGGCGTTCCCGTGGTGGCGGCAATGTTGTTGACCATATCGCCGTCATCGTTTGCAACATTGTCGAGATAGACGCCGTGCAGCGAGGCAACTAGGATCCTGTTGTGCTCCCTGATCCACCAGTCAGCGACAAGATTGCCGATTGCCTTCATTGGATCATCGCCGGCCAGAACACCAGACAGGCGCATAGAAGACCACGACTTGGTGCGAACCTGACGGGCCGCTACATCCTTGAGAGCCGAAATCTTACCGTGAACGATCAGTTCAGCCGGGTCATCAGAACCGACAAAAGAACCGTCATCAGCAAGGTCACGCCAGAAAGGGACGTTGGCAGTACGACCGCCGCCGGTCAGAAAGCTCGACAGGTTCGCATCGCTGCGAAGAATGCCGGACTGGAAGATCGCGCCACGCTCTTTCGTGCGCTTGATCATATAGGGGAAGAATACCTCTGGAACGACGGTATCCGTAATACGAGTGGTAGCCATTGCTATAACCTTTCCTGAATGGCCGTCACTTACAGGCTGTATTCAGCGGGGTTTTTGCCCGCAGCCCGGATAAGCGACTTTGCTTTCATCGGGTCGTCACGAATGAGCTTGCCCTGCTGTGTCAGGTTGAAGTTTTCGTCAGAGAATGGATTGTTGAGCGTTCCATTGGCGCTTGTGGCTGTGGAATCTTCGCCGTACATTTCCTTGCCAACCTTCGCCAAGGCAAAGGCCATCTTCGGATCAAGCACCGATCCCTGTTGGGAAAGGATGCCGCCCTTGACAAGACTGTCCTTCAAACCAAGCTGGCTAATCGCACGGCTCGCATATTCGAGATTGTGCTTATAACCATCGGTATCAGGATCACCCCACGTTGCCGTGATAGCGCGGTGTGCATCACCTTCGGCCTTAACTGCTGCCTCACGCATAGAAGTGAAACCACCGGCCTGATGTGCAACGAACTTGTCATGAAGGATTTGTGCCTGCTTCGGATTTAACCCCGCTTCATGCGCCCATGTACGGAACTCAATCGCGCTCTTTTCGTCGTAGGGGAAATCCTGCGGCACGGCTTCGGTATTGAGCTTTAGCTCATACTTATCCGGGCTTTCAGGTCGGCCCATCTTATCGTAGAACGCATTCCAGTCCTCTGCCGTGGCTTCTTCACCCGGCACTTTAACGGCCTTGCTCGCATGGGCTTCCAGATCACGATACGACTTGATTGCATCGTCAGCGGATTTCCATTGCTTCGCTTCGACTAGAGTGCGGTTATCTTCTTCACGAAGGCCAGCCACCCAGTTCACGTTATCGCCGTTCGACCCATGATCAGTGATAACGGTCGAGTCGGTCGCGGTTGTTTGCGCTGCGGTCGCGGCTGCGGCCTCAGTCGCAAGCCCATTCGCCTGCTCTGTCATAAGATTTTCCTAGGGTTAGATTTGCTCGGCTTCTTGCCGTGCTGCTACTTCCAACGCCCTCATCTGCTCATCAGAGAGGGTCAGGAATTGAAAAAGCCGCCCGAAGGCGGCTCGTTGACCGGCGTTATAGCCAGCTTGAAACTGTGAAAGGTCTGCACCTGGTGGCTCGACCATGTAGAAACCAGTGTGCGCTGCCAGATCTGCAAGAACAATCTCGGTATTCTCACCATCCTTGCCGAAAACAGACCGATACGCATTGGCAAGTTTAAGCTCTGCCTCATTCGGTCTATACAGCCTCAGCCATGCCAGACAGCGCCACCTCATGCAGGTGCCATTCCGTTAGCCTGCGCCATAGCCTGCATTGCTGGTGTTGCATCTTTGGCTGCTGATGCCATGCCTTGTGCCATTTGCATTGCTGCGGCCTGTTCCTGCTGACGTGCCTGCGCTTCCCTGATCTGGGCAACTTCCTCATCAGTCTTGAACATCTTGCGCGGTGCTCCACCAATCTCACGGCTAAGTTCAAGAACCTCATCGCCATCGATACGGGCGAGCGTGGAAGGATCATATTGACCAACAACGGAAGCCATTTGCAGAACGCGCTCCATGCCCTGCAATTCAGCCATACGGCGCATGCGGGCAAGAGGTCCGGTAAATTTCACACCGACATTCTTGCCACCGATCGATGCAGGCGGTTCAAGCGGTGAACCAGCTTCAAAGGCTCCCTTGCGCTGGATAATATCGACTTCGCGCTCAACACCGGATGCAATGCCGCTTTCGATCTTCGCACCGGCTGGCCCAAGCTGTTCGCCCTTCTCATTGGCGCGTAACAGTGCCTCTGTTGCTGTCTTCTGCGGGTCTTCGGCAAGGATTTGAAACAGATCAACAAACATGCTTTGGCGCACGCCTGCCCGCTTTGTTTCAATCAAACGTTCGGCAAAGGTTGGGTTTTGTGCCTGAATGATTGGCTGTGCCAGCAAGCGACCCTGCTCATCAAGATATCCGGGGTTATTTGCTCCTGCATTAAGGTTCAGGCGATTATAGATACCCCGCCCCGTTGCCATTGGCGGCTTAACCATCTGTTGCGATACCTGGGCGACAGTTTTGCCCATAACTTGCAGCATCTTGATTTCGGAAAGCGCTTCCATGATTGGTGATTGACCATAAGGCGAACCGTCAGTCTGTTCCCACCACATCACATTGTATGGGAACGTAAAAAAGCCGCTCGACCTGATCAGGGAGCGGCTGGAAACTTCAATCCAGAATGAGGCGTAGGCGGAATGCCGCCGCTTATCCTTGTATTCCCCGGCTTCCTCACGCGGCATGACTGCGTGAATAAACGTAAACGGCTGGTCAGGTTTCTTATCGAGAACCTGTTTTACAACCTCTGGAAGCTTGTCACCTTCCTGATTGAAATAGTCACGAGTTGCACGCGCTGTCATTTCATGGACGCGGATATTCTTATCAACATCGTCATACGCATTAATGCCGAGATAGCATTCAACGACTGGCACAGAGCGATAGAAGAATGGAACCTTGACCGGATCGACACCGCGACGGCCTAGGTTTTCCTCAAGGTACGTGATGCCAGTGCCAAGTCCACAGGTGGCGCGAATAGCCTTCTGATTGGCAAGAGCAAAGTTTGATTTCGTGTCATATCGCGCTGTGAAATGGTAATCGCGCAGCCGGTCGAGCCATTCTTCTTCCATATCGGTAGGATCGGGAGAGAACGGATCATCAAGCGAGAACGAATGCCACTTCTGAACACGCGGCGTAATCATGCTTTCCATACCAGCTGACAGGCGAGTGAGCGCCCAAGAAGCGGTATTATCGAAGATTTCCTTGCTGCGCTGCACGGCCTGCGGCTGTTGCGCCGTACCAGTCAGAGACGACGAGATATTAAGTCCGTTGATCTCATATTTGTGCGAGGCATAAGGCATGCACAGATTGACGACATCACGCCATACCGCTTCCCACGGATAGCGTTCAGCCGCCATCTGCGACTGCATCTGCATGATATCGTCTGCGATGCCCATGGATTAAAACCCGTCGATCTGCGTACGGCGGCGGTTTTCTTCATTGCCATAATTCTGATCGCCAAGCGGCGTCGTAAGAATGGTTGAAGCGCGGCCCTGCGCCTGTTGCGTGGCACTCTGTTCCTCAGCGCGACGAGTGCGAGCGGCTTCTGCTTCTTCGCTCGGTACAGGCGGCGCTCCTGGTACGTCTGGCGTGTCAGGTTTAAAGCACATCGTTCCAATCCTCTTTCAGCCAAGCCCAAAGCTCGAATGTCTCACCGTTCACGCCGAAATTCGGCATGACGGCTTCTTTTCTCGCTCTAATGCTGGCAAGCCATTTATGCGCAAGGTCATGATCTGCTATCGATCTGATCTCAACGCGGGTTACTCCCTCAGCAATCAATCGCCGGGGCCAATTCTTGATGCAGAACCTCGTTATTGCTGGCGTGGCTCGCTTGAAGCGGTCAGTGCCATAGGCCCAGCCATACCGAATATGAGGCTGATACTGTGGGTTTCCGTATGAAACACCGAATGCAGCGACCGGCTGATCATCAATCCAAGCCGTCCAGCAAAAGCCTTGAGACGTGAGAAACGATATGGCTCCTGCCTGTGTCCCGCTCTCAAGCTGTGCGGTAGCAAATACCTCTCGTCGGTCCTGATCGCGTAGATTTGCCGCCACGAAACATATGTCTCTGAGGTTTCCCTCACGGATTTCCACACTCACCAGTCAAGCACCGGCTCATCTGGGGCGACGGTATATTGATCGCGGCCCATTGGAATGTTTTCAGGTCTTTCCTCGATCAAGCCGGGGAATAGCTCTGTGAAGCCCCATACAAGAGCGTCAACACGGTCAGGCGAATAGCCTGCGCTCGACCTGTCGAACCCCGTGGTAAAGCTGCACATCTGGCTTTCTAGGTCTTCAAACTCACGCACATGGCGAACACGGCGGCGGGCATACAAAGCACTGATCGGCTCGGCTCTCGTCACCTTGCCACGGGAAGCATGAACCAGCTTCACCGGTATCCATCGTCCTTTTGCCTGCGCCTTAATGGTGCTTTCGACCATTTCGCCGCCTTGGTTCTTTTCCGCGACAATCGTATCGGCCTTGTAATAATTATAGAGGCTGACGGCTCGCATCGCCCAATCTTCCGGCTTCATCACGCCACTGGCATCTTCCAGAACGTAGCCGTAGCCCTCTTTATCAATGGCGCAGACAACAATTCCGGTTTCATCGCTGCCGGGATCGGATGAAGTAGCAGGATCGACCGCGACAACAATACGCGTGAAACTCGGCAATTCATCATCGCCAAGCACATAAAGACGCTCAATGCTGGCGCGGGTCCACAATGCATCTTCTGCATCGCCGGAAAACTCACCGAGAAAGAAGCGCTTGCGCTTGGCTTCCGGCAGATATTTCAGGCTTTCCAGATAATCAGGCGGCAGATTGTTCGCATTATCCATCGGATTTGCGACATAATGGCTATAATCACCGCGATTGATTGGCCGCTTGCTCTCAGGATCGACACCCTGCACAAACAGCTTATAGGTCCAATGGCTCTGTGTGGTCGGGTTCAAGTCCACATAATTGCGCAATGGAAGCGGGCCCGGATGACCGACTGTCGCCTCAACATTCTGTGCAAGGCGCGTCATCAATGTAGTATGAGCGTCATAGCTCAGTTCTGACGCTTCATTCTCGTAGATCGTGGCATATTCCTTGCCGAGAACCTTATCAACGCGCTCTTTGTCATCAAGGCCAGCGCACCAGACTTCCGAACCGTTGCCAAAGACGAAAACGCCGTCCTGCTCGTACCACTTGAATGCAGCTTCTTCATATGCCAGGCGCATGACCTTCGGGAAGGTATCGCGCCCGACTGACTGTTTTACCGCAACCGCATGCTTACGGAATATGCCGTGGCGCGATCCCGGCGCACGAAGCGCACGGGTGGCAATCGCATAGCACGTCAAAAACGTCTTGCCAGAACGCGAGCCACCATAAATCAGCGAATGCTTTGTCCCTTGTCTGCCAAGTGCCGGAAGCAATGCCTGCTGCTTCTTGGTGAGAACAAGGCTCATAGGTCGGAAGCTTCCTTGGCGATTGTCACGATCTGGCCCGTGTGTTCGACTTCCTGCTTGTCGCCGTACTTTTTCGGGCGAAGCTTGCCAGCCATCCATTTGCGAGCATCAACACGAAGCTGCGACCGGCGCATTGCCTCGCCATTCTCTCGCCAGCCTATGCTATTCCCGTCTGCGTCGTGCTTTTCCATCCAGTCATTGCGTCCATCGTCTGCAATACCGAGGATTTCATCAAACAGGGTGTCTGCTTGAGCTTCGCGCGCGTGCGCGTACTGCTCCGCAAATGCATCAACTCTCGACAGCCACTTGAATATCGTGGAACTCGCCGGGATATGATTATCCTCACAAATACCACGTAGGCTTTCACCATCAGCGATGCGCTCACAGATTTCATCAGCGATAGCCTGATCAAATTCAAGCTGGCGCTTTTTTTTCTCTGCGCTCTCACTCATCACTTACACCTGCTATCTGAGAGATAGTCCTTGAAGCTGCAATGGTGTTGGTAGGGCTGGGCGCAGGAAGCAAGGGCTATGAGAATGGTGAGGGTGGCAAGCTTGGCGGTCATGCTGAGAATGAACTCTCACGAATAACCTTGAGGTTTTTCAATCGGCGCGATCCAAACGGGATGCCTTCAATCTTGAAATTGATGCCAAGGGCTTTTGCCACCCATGCCAGACAGATAACCCTCCATGCAGGGAAAGGCTGGAATTTCAGATTTGCTGGATGATATGGGCGCATGCTGCTCTCCAACGTAAAAAGCCGCCACCCGAAGGCGACGGCTGAATGGTACGATTCGCATTTGTCGATTTAAGGTGGATTCACCCTTACATAATCATTTAAAATCAGTGGGTTAATACCCGATTTGATATGATTTCCTTTGAGTGGAATCACACCCTATTGGGCACCACCTCAAGCCTTTGAAATAACGGATTAAAACCCGTTTTAAACGCGATTTGGGCACCGCCTTGAACTACTTCCATTTTGGAAGTGGTTGAAATAGTCAGAACGGTCGGACGCGAACCCGACTGGCTAGCGGGCGATTGCTTCTAGCATCAGCGCATCGCAATCAACCAAGCTACCGATGATCCCCTGCGCTTCTGCTTTCAGCGCCGCGTTCTGATTGTGTGCGAGGGGCGGATTGTGACAGAGCCAGCCTTACACTCATTGCTGGGTTGTACCGCCCGGTGCCTTCTTCACCCTACGGACCATGAGTGCTGGCCCTGCTGCTCGCATTCCGTTGAGGACTGGCCTCGAATTGGTGGCCCGCACATAGCCGGACCTCTTGTCTGTGATCGGTCGACGCATAGGCTGCTAATCCGGGGCAGCACCAATCACCATGTGCGTAATCAAAAGAGCGATCCGAAGACCGCTCCAAAATCTCTTGTGGTCGCAAATCACCCACCGTATTCAGGCTGACTAAATGTCATTTATTAGTCAAGTCCTCTGGTTCGGCTTCTCGATCTATTCCATAAAAATCCACAAGTGCGTCAAGGCCATTGGATAGAAAGCGGATCATGTGAGGCATATGCATTCCTGTGTCTTCATCCAGAATGCAGACTTTGCGCAAGACGCTAGCTATTGGTCGGCCTGATTGATCAACCTTTCGGATTTCATCACAAATTTCATTGATGCGCTCACGGGCTTTCTTTGCCGCTTCTGGCTTATCGACGCCAAGACCATGAATACGCGTCATGTCGTGGGCGCGGGCCGATGGATAGGGAATGCCGGTCAAAGCATAATACCGGCTGTAATCCTCACCATACCGAATGCCTGCCTGATAGTGGGCATAACTGATGCGATCTGGGAAAAGGATGTGCAGGCGTCCGAGAACCGAACCGGCCTCCGGGCGCTCGGCAATGGATTTCGTCAAGCCTGCCTTCATACGGGCCGAAATGACAACCATCTTCACCTCTGCCTCTGTTTCATGGGTGCGCCGCATTACCGCTGATTTCCTTCTGCTCTTGCGCCCGTTTGGCTCTCTTTCCACCGCTGGCATTAGCGGCCTGCCCTGTTTCAGTCTTCGCTTACTAGCCTTTGAATACGCCGCCATGGTTCCTCGCTCGCCTATGTCAGTAGTTTATAATCTTCATCAGTGATTTTTATTTCATCGACTTCTGAGGCGAGCGCTTTCAATCGGGATACGCGAAACAAATCCCGTCGATATTCCCCCTCAACCTCTAGATCGATAATCTTATGAAGCCTTTCCAAGCTGTACGGACGCGGACCACCAAATGCAGATGCAAGCGTTTCCCACATTCCAACAGGGCGCTCGTCGCTATCCTTCTGGCGCTTTACGCATTCAGCTATTTTATCATTCAGGTAGATTTCCTTGGCTTCGGCCAATTCAATCACACGCTTTGATTTGAGGACGGTTTCCGCCATGGTTCCTCGCTGTGGGGTTATGCTGATGGTGGGGTTGGAAGGTGCATCCAGTGGGTCGCCGGGAATTGCAAATGGCGTGGTGTCGGGTTTTTCTGGAAAGCAAAGATGGAGCCCTTCCAGATCATCATACGGCCACTCGGAAAATCTTCATCCGGCGGACAATATGCAAGGAACAGCGTTTCGTCTGTTGGCGCTGTTTCGATTGGCTGCCAGTCCATCACTCTCTCCTATGCCGCTTGGTTGATTTCGATGAGCTTGTTACGGGCGGCGTCGAGAAGCTTTTCAGCCTCCGCTTCCGTGATAAGCATCCGTTCGGCAATCTCGACGGTGTTTAAACCGTGGCGGAAATATCGGTGCGCCTGTGCCATGCGGGAATTGCCGTGAAGGATAGTGACCTTCTTGGCTAATGCTTTGGCGAAAAAGGATGGGTTGTACCCGGCGTATTTGCCCAAGGGGTGATTGAGGTTCATTATGCGGCCCTCGCGGATTCTTCCCGCCATGGATAACCGTTCCGGTCGCGTCCATCGGTGGTTTCGATCATGGATGCAGGAACCCGGCACCCTTCAAGCCCCGGCATTGGTCCCCATACTGACGAGAACCAGCATCGGTTATCGCGGGCATAATTCATGCGCTTGCGCCATTGGGCTTCAAGAGCATCCGGGGATAGCTCGTCATCTGGCGTCACAGCGCGTACAGGCTTGGCAAGCCCCTCACCTGCCTCTATCCGAGAGTTGTAGGCCTCTTTGATCGCTCTCACGAAATACGCCCAACTACCGGCAGGACGTTTCATCCGAACGACCATGGCCCGGATTGTGGGGAGAACATCGGTTTCCACATCGACGCCAGACGAGACGAGGCCAAGAATGGGGCCGAGATTGATCGCGCCTATCGGTTGGATTTTTTCTCCAACGGCTTCGAGAAGCTTGTTTTTGAGGATGTCAATCTCGTCAGCATCACGCGCATGCGCGCTAGAAGCTTTAGCTTCTTTTGGTTCTGGTTCTGATTGGTGGAACTGCGGAGATTGTAACTCTTTGTTTTTGTTAGGTCTGGATCGTTTTTCAGCCTGATTAACTTGAAGTTTTCTCAAAGTTTCGAGTTCGATAATTGCGCGTTCATTCGTCAAAAACTCGCCGTTTACCTCAATCTTGCCCAATGAAACGAGTTCGCCGCGAAGCGCATTCCACTTCCGAACTGTGCAACCCATCAGTCCGGAAATGTATCTGGCATCGTCGGGGAGATTGCCTCCCTGCATATAAATCAGGTCGAGAACGAGGCGATAAGCGGCCTTCAATTCAAAGGTCATGCCTATTGTGCCTTCGATAAAATCTCTTGGGTATGCCTTGTAATAGGGAAGCCCGTTCATGTTAAAACCTCGCCGCGTTACGAACAGCCGAACAGGCAACATCAACAAACAGGTCAATCGAAGTGACAGGCCCGTTGCGCTGCTTGGCTATGGAGAATTCAAGTTTGTTCTGGCAGTCAGCTAGGCGCTCTATGCGCTCTGCCTCTTTCTCTGCACCGCCGCCCTTTTCCCTCTGGAGGTAATAGGCCTCGCGATAGAGGAATATGATCGTGTCTGCGTCCTGCTCGATTGCGCCACTGTCACGAAGGGAAGAAAGCTGCGGGCGCTTGTCGGCTTGGCTCTCAAGCCCACGATTAAGCTGCGATAGCAATACGACCGCTATCCCATATTCGCGGGCCATAGATTTGAGGCCAGCCGTCATTTCGGCAATTTCATTATTACGATTGCCAGAATAGCGACTGGATGCGCGGATCAGGCCAAGATGATCGATCATGAGAAGTTCGAGCGGCTTGCCTGCATCTTCCATTTTCTGCATCATGCTTTCTAGCTTGATGCGAATGTCCGTCATGGAAAGGCCGGATTGTTCCTCAACCAGCAGAGGAAGGCTTTTAAGCTGTCTGGCCGCGCTCTCCAGCGCGTCTAAGTCTTCAACCGATGCTCCGCCTGTAATAACGTCCTGATAAGGAACCTTGACGCTCATGTCATAGGCAAGATCGGTAACAGCGCGAGCGCCAAGCTTGTCGGCATCCATTTCAAGGGAAATAAACCCAACGCCGTGACCGGCTTTTGCAGCCTTGAGGCATGTTGAAAGCCCGACTGTGGTTTTACCCATAGAAGGCCGACCACCGATCAAAGTCAGATCGCGCTTATGAATGCCGCCTGTGCTTCGGTTAACATCTGCGAGGCCCCAAGTAATTCCCGTCAGGCCTGCGCCCCGCGCCCGCGCCTCTTTCGACGTATCAATGGCATTCTGTACCGCGTCCATAATTGAAATTTGAGATTTGCGACGAGGACCACGCCGAACGTCCGACAGGATTTCGTCAAATGCCATGCCGGTTGAACGAACCAGATCAATAGGGTTGGAAGCAGGATCAGCAGCGGCCTCCAGAAGCATCGCAGCCTCTTTTGCCAATTCCGCCTTTGCCCACTGGTCTAGAACGCGCTTGGCCGATTTTTCAAGGCCCTGAATGCCATAGACAGCATTGACGCAAAGACGGTTCATATATTTGAGAACCGTGTCATCAACCGTGACTTTGTATTTGTCCTGCACCCCTTCATCGATCAGCTTGATCACGACATTGGGGCGCGTGGAATTAAAGCGATCATGCGCATCCTGAATTGCTTTGAAAATGTGAGCGTGAAGCGGTTCAAGGAAATGGCGTGGCTCAAGGATAGAAACGACTTTCTCATACCCGCCGTTCAAAAGCAGGCTGGCAAGAACCTCTTGCTCAAGCTCGATGACGAAGCTGGACTTATCAGGCATCGCGTTCATGCGCCTGTCCTCGCCCGTAATTCTTCGCCTGCGCAGATATCGAGAAACCTTTTCCAAGCCACGCCTGCGGATGCTGCATTAGCAAAGCGCAAGCTTTCCTTGGCCTTTTGCTGCTTTGCGGCAAAATCCATCCAGGCATCATTCATTTCATCGGAAACAGGGACGAGAGACGGCTTCATTGTTTTACTCCGCCATATGGGCGCACAATGACGACACAGCCGCTTTCAATCGTGCTGTCCCATTCCAAAACTATGCGCTGAGATAAGTTGTCGTCTTTGATGACGCCTTGAGCGACGAGAAAGTCAGAAACACATTTCTCATAGTTGCCCAGATCGCGAATGCGCCTGTCAGGAGCGCGATATCCGATGTAAAGCGTATAGGGGCCAGACAGGCCGATACGATGGCTATCCTTGACGCTGAGAGCCGCCATTTTCTCCCAAGCCTTATAGGCATCAGTTTTATAACGACCGCGACCGTTGCCGCCATTTGCATAAGCGTGATTGACCGATGGGGGAAATGGGAGAGACAAAGAAATGGTATCCATCACACGCCCCACTTCATGTAAGCGAACGCGACAGCGAGCGGGATAAGAGCGCAAGTAAATGCAAGGAGGATGGAGCGGGGGTCGATCATTGGTCGCCTCCGATCAATTCTGGATATATCCACTCGGCCAAAGCTGCTCGCTTATGGGCGGAGTTCTGGAAATGACGAGCAATTCTCAATCTGACCGACTGCGGCAAGTGCAGCATCAATCTCTGCAAGCCTCTCGCGAAGACATTTTTGCTCACGTCTGGCTTCCTCCAGTTTGGCCCTGCGAAGGGCGTCTTTTTCTTCACCATCAATGCGGCGAGCGGTGCCTTCCCAAATGGAACGGACGCGGCGCATAGTAATTTCCTTGTCCACACAACGAGAAAGAAAGCGGAATGCCTCGTATTGGGCGCTCTTTACGCTTCCAAACCTTTTGACCGGGAACGCTTCTTTTATGGCGTTCATGGAAAATGTCGTGTCACTCATTGACTTACTCTTGTCACGCTCTGACAACACCTTGTCTCTCTCCATAGCTATGTTCTGAACCATGGAAACGAGACATACGAAAACTACAGAAGGACTTAAGCTTGTTGCCGATGGCGCGGACGGCAATCCGGCCATTCGAAAAGATACGATGATCAGTTTGGGCGAAGCGGCATGGCGCGTTCTGCAAAACGCAAGAAAGGCCGCGATAGCCCGGAAAGAAAGCGCGGATGCGCAGGCGCGTGACGGAGTGTTTGAGGCTCAAGCTAAGGTTTCGACCAGCCTTGTCACGCCGAAGCCGGGGGCATCCGCTGAACACGTCGAAGACCCGGCCACGATTGGTAGATCGCGAAATAAACGCTCGACGGTTGTTTGAATTGGAATATGGACAGGAGACAATCATCGCCGCCTCAATCCTGTCCTGATGAGGGAGCCGTGACGCCGAGGGGTTTGGCGTCACGGCTTTCTTCGTCTGCTGTAGGGGGAACAACGACAGACGAACTAAGAATTCTTTCAGCTTGTTCGCGAAGAACGCAGGCGGATGCACGATGACTATGGAGGCGATCATCGCGACCGTTCAGCCAACCATGAACATATGCTGGGGAAAAATTATTCTGATGTGGAAGATCAATTCTGTCATCGGCTCTCCCGTCAGAATAACCATCCATCATTTCTTGAATTGCTTGACCTTGTCCGCTCATGCACCCACCCTCCCTGTACGGGGATGGGGGGAAACCGGCGTGTCAGACATAAAATCGTTCGCCTTTACCGCGCCGCCTGTTGCCAAGGCGATGCGATCTATCAATCCAAGAGAAGGCTTAGAGACACCTCGCCTTATGCGGCTGACCTGTGGCTGCGAACAGCCAATCAGTCTTCCGAAAGCTTCGTCAGTAATACCTTTGGTCGCGAGATATGTTTGCAGCTTCATAAGGCCAGTATATGCATGTCATGCATATTCATCAAGTGCATATTTATCTATGCCATGATTTTTTCCAAATGAACGGAGCAGCTATAATCTCCACATGGCTCCAGTAACGAAACCAAAGAGAAATCGTGAGCGTCATTTCTTCAGAGAATGGCGTGAGCATTTGGGATTAACCCAGGACGAAGCGGCTGAACGGATTGGAGCAACACAATCCAAGCTAAGCCGCATCGAAAAAGGCGTTACGCCCTACGATCAGGACTTTTTGGAAGAAGCAGCGCGGGCCTATGGAGTGAGCGTTGACACACTCATCACTCGACACCCCATAATCCCAACACCTCCGATACGTGGTGAGCAAGAAATATTATACACTCTCCAGCGTATCGAAGGCTTGAGCAAGCGCGGCATCGAGCTGGCATTGCTCGCAATCACGACCGCGCTTGAGACTAATCAGAAAAAATCATCAGAGCCTGCCGCTGATGATCAATTACAACCCGCCAATCCCCACCATGAACCAACCCCATAAGGTCGGATAGGCGCTGACTGATCTTCTCGATTTCACGCACGGCTTTTAATTCCTCGCATGAAAGTGCTTGCTCCAGCATTTCCTCGACAGTGGATTTCTTTAGAACCTTGCCGCCTGCGACATAAGTAATCAATCCAGCCTCCGGCGTTAGAGCTTTTCCATCTCATCAATCTCTGGCGGCAACTGGTCGCCATGGGCAAAGATAAGCTTGGGTTCCTCGAAATCGCCGGTTTCTGCATCACCTGTATTCGCAAAGGCAATGACCATAGGCTTGTCCTTTGCCATGCGTTCGGCGGTGCGTCTTGCATGAGCCACGTCCTTTGCAATGAAAGGCGTGTCAGCGTTCATCTTTCCACGCTGGCCCTTGCTATAGCTCTGCACCACGAATTGCGTTTGCATTCCCATGATCATTACTCCCTGCACGCTGTTTGTGCGACAGAATGACTCATAAATGAGAACGAAACAAGAACATATTAGGAATCAATTCACCATGTCGCAGACACCCACTGCATCTTGTGCCGGGGGTGGATTTGGCGTCAAATGGTGGGGAATTACTTCTTACGGCCCTTATCTTCCCACCGCGTGTACCGACGATACAAAAGGTCTAGATTGGGTTTTTCATGTGGCTTTGGCGCGACAATGCGCTGCGGTGCCATGCTATATTCTATAGCGCTCTTTCCTTCGCATACTGTCCGTAGATTTGATACGAAAAGAGAAACGTCACCAAAGTAGTTAGGGTATGTTTGAATAAGTTTGTCGACTTTATCGACCTCAACCAGAACGACTTTTGCATCATCGTTTCCGCTTTCAATATCGATTTCTTGATCGAACAATTTTGAGGAACTCGCAATGATTCCGTGAAATACACTCACATCGACTGTATGGTCCTTGTTATAGCGTATTAAATAATATTGACCTTTTTCATGGTAGAAATGTTCAGCAAAGTTCGTGGCGTTCCTGATATTTTCAAGAACCGTAATAGCTTTCAGTTTTTTGTTTAATTCTTTTAGCTCCCGCACAATATCAGGATGATCGGGAAGGTCTTCTCGTAGTGGACAACCTTCCGCAATTGCAAATTCGGCAGACATTAAATCAAAGAGGCGTAACCAATCGTTCCCTCCGCGCCCGTGCTTCAAATCGTACCCAAGATACAAGTCAACTGCCTCAATGGCAGTCGCAAATGCGTGTTGCAGCCTTGTTCTTATTTGAAGCTCGACACGTCTGCCTTCAAAGTGTTCTGCATCTTTGCTGCGAGGAACGAAGGATAAGGCAAAATGATGGCTTCGATACCCATCAGCCTTAGGCTGATCAATGTAGGGATATTCCCTTCGGATATCGTGCGGAAACTTTTCCCTGATCCTCTCGATAAGCGCCCGAACGCCACGCATATCTTCGATAATTGCTCTACATCCTGCAAGATCATTCATCTGATGAAGGTCGGTATCACCTCTTGCAAGCTTTTTCCGTATAGATGACATGCGCTTCGGTCGGGAGGCCATATCCCCCTTCACACTGATCGATCGCAGGCATGCGCGGACTGACTGTCTAACGCTACGCATAGGAAGAATGTGAGAGTCACGCCAACTGCTCGCGATAGTGAAAATCTCTATCGCTGCATCCCTGCCATCATTTTCAAAGGATATATCCCCCGCTAGCTTCTCGCCAGCACGGCGTACCGAACCCTTGCTATATGCAAATCTAGGATATTCTGCCACATCCCCCACCCAAACATCAAAGCAGAATTCTTCGCTTAAATCGCGAGAATCGTACAATTTGACGGGCTGATGATCGGCTTGCGGCACGTCTGAGTCAATCTCCGTGTAGATGACCATTTCTTACATATGATTCGCTCATTCCCCTCCCCGGCGCAAGGGGTGGGGGAAAATAAATTATGCATGCCATGCATTTTTATGCTTGCCATAAATATGCATCTGATGCATATTGCTCTCAACATCAGTTGGGAGTTAGAAGAAATGCACTCCACATACCGCATCACCGGAAACGGCCTTGCCAGAGCCCTTGCAGGCATTGCGCAGTCGGTGGCAAAGCCAGCGAAAAAGGTCCGTGATTATTCTCGTCAGAAGCGCGTCATGCAGACCGCATGGGGAAAGCAGCGCGTCTGGCTGGCAGAGCATCCGAATGCGAGCGCTCGTTATCGCCGCACCATGTTCGGGCATCATTTGCAAGCCGCTCATTTCGCGATCTTCGCACAAGACAACGCCCATCTTTTCACCGTGACCAGTGATGAAGCCCGCTTCATCGGTTCCGATAGCCGGTGGAGGTGAGAATGACGTTCCTTCCCCCTCTCGAAGCCATCACCGCAATCACAATAGCAATATCCGCGCCTTTCTTGGCGCTGGCAGTGGGGTGCTGAAATGAACGAGCAAGAAATCAAAGTCGAAGTATCCGCTATCCATCAGATTATGCTGGCGAAGGGATACAAATGGCCGTCAGCGAGTGCCGTCATTTCCGGTGGTTTTCAAGGTGTTTCCGTCTTTGCTTATGGCCCGGATATTTCTGAAAGCATTTTGAGACCAACGATGCGCGAAGCCATCGACGCGACTGCGGAATACGTCAATTCTCTTCCGATTATGACCCGTGATGCCCGTGAATGGGCTGAATACGGCTCTCGTGGTGAGGTGGCGTGATGAAAGCCACACGCGAACGCAAGATCAAGTTCATCAAGTCTTTCGGTATCTATGCGCTGGAAGAAGCCATTTCAGAAGCAGTTTCCCGCCTTGGTGCCGAGAACTTCCTGACAGACGAGCAGCTTGACGAAATCACCGACGAGAAAGTCAGGAGAGCCCGGAGAAAGCAGCATTTCCAAATGCGCAACCGGAAAATGGCGAGGGCTTCGTGATGCCCTATCCCGTCCTGACCATCATCACCATCAACCTATCAATCGCGTTTATCGCACCGTTTCTGGGGGCAGAATTATGATCAGAGAAGCGTATTCAGTTTCCGGCATTCCGCAGGGAGAACATGGCGAAGACGGCTTTTATTACGAAGTTGGACATGACTATCGCCGTCCTGTTGACCGTCAGTGGAAAATCGTCGGCAAGGTATCCCGTATCACTGTGACCGATGATCTTCCCGGACTTCACTGCAACATGGAGCGTGTTCGGGTCTATGACGGCGATACGCTGATCTTTGAGGCTCCGCTACATAACGTCGAGGGCGTTTGCTACCCGGCCCCGGAGAAGCCCGATGCGTGACCACCTTTCCGCAGAACAGATCGCTTTCTTCCAAACAGCAACCAGCCTTGAGGCTCCGGTTGAGGAACGAAAGAACGCCGTCGAGCAGCTTTTGAAAAACGCGATACCGACCGAAGCACGTCGAGAGTTTCGCGAAGTTGTTCGCCTCATTTTCAATGAACTCTGCCCAGACGAGGCAATCGAATATCGAAAGGACGTGGCAGCATGACGCCCCGCGCTGAAATCTATCTTTCATCTGCGCTCAAGAACCGCTCCACGGCCAATTACTGCCGTTCGGTAGCTCTTGAGAATGAAGCCTCTCGCCGTCCAGTCAGCGCAGAACTGGCCCGGAAATGGTGGGATTATTATTGGGAATATCGCGCCAAAGCATGGGGCAATCTTGCGATAGCCAAGCAGGAGAGGCTTGCATCATGAACCCCTTCGAGCGCTTCAATATCAGGTCAATTTCTCCCACGATGATTTCACAATGGGATAGCGCCCCTGCAACCCTCATCCTGCGCCGTGTGTATGGCGTCAAGGGTAAGGCAACGCCCAATATGTGGCGCGGTGAAGCTGTCGAGGCTGGATTGCAGTTCTGGCTTTACAACAAGACCCGCGATGACGCTCTGGTCAATGCGAAGGCTTTAGCCATTGATACATTTTGGCAGCGCGCAGCCGGTGAAGCATCCGACGAAGCCGAGGCGGCTGTTGCTGATGTTCCTGCAATGGTCGAGCAAGCTGTTGTCGCCTGTTCGGATCGATCATCTAAAGTCATGGCTACACAGTTCGGCGTCGAGCATTTTATCGATGATGTTTACGTTCCTGTCTATGGGAAGATCGATTTCATATTCGAGGATAAATCCATCATCGAATTGAAAACGACGACGCGCTGCCCTTCCAGTTTGGAAAACGCCTCGCTGTCTCACCGCTGGCAGGCCGCACTATATGCGACCGCTCGCAACGAACCTGTTTCCCTTGTCTATGTCACAGCAAAGAAATGGGCTTCATATGTGGTCGAGCCTAACGATCCCGTTTTGGGATTGATGCGCCGGTCTGCCCTTGCCTTGCAGAAGGCTTTTGAAAAGTGCGCAGACGGGGAAACCCTGCTTCGCTCTTTGCCGCTGAATGTCGAAAGCTTTTATTGGGATGACGAAATGCGCGATGCTTATGAAGCCGCGCTGGATGGCAGTCTGAAAGCACTCGTCGGCCCCGGCACTGAAAGCCTTGCATCACAGGGATATGTCACATTCGGCAAACATGCCGGGAAGCATATTTCTGAACTCCCTGCCACCTATCTCGATTGGCTTATGAACCCTCGTCTTTCCGATGGCGGATCGTTCGACGTGCCGGGAGACCTTCAAGAAGCAATTACTAATATGCGGGAGGCAGCATAATGTCAGACATTTTTGCAAGCCTTGCTGCGGAATTTCCGCGTGACGCTGTTAGCTGGCGCGCTCAGACGTTGACCAAAGACGGCTCAAAAGCCCTTGCTCTAGCCTATATCGATAGCCGCGATGTTCAGGATCGTCTTGACGCGGTTGTGGGGCCTGAAAACTGGCAGGATCGCTATGAGGTCCATGGTGCAAAAACCATTTGTTACCTTTCCCTGCGCATTGATGGCGAATGGGTAACAAAGGCAGATGGGGCTGGCGATACAGCAGTTGAAGCGGAAAAAGGAAGTCTCTCTGATGCCTTCAAGCGCGCAGCCGTAAAATGGGGCATTGGCCGCTATCTCTATAGCTTGGATGCTGTTTGGGTCCCGTGCGAATTCTCCGAATACAACGGCAAAAAGCAATGGAAAAAATGGACGCAAGACCCTTGGTCCATGGTGCGAAACAACCGCCCTGCGCAGGATAAAGGCCCATCAGTTGCTCTTGAAGCTCTGCTTTCCAATCTGAGCAAGCAGCAAACCCATGCGGCATCAGTTGAATGGAAATCGAAGCAGGAAGCGGAAATCAACGCCCTGTCGAACGCTGAATTCCAAGTCTTCAAAGCGGCTTGGCTAAACCACCTCAAAACATTCGCAGCGCAGAAGGAGGCCGCATAAATGGCAGGTTCCGTCAATAAGGTCATCCTGATTGGTCATCTGGGTGCTGGCCCAGAAATTCGCCGGATGAACTCTGGCGACATGATTGCAAGCCTTCGCATCGCCACATCGGAAAGCTGGCGTGACCGCCAGTCCGGCGAGCGCAAAGAACGCACAGAGTGGCACAGTGTCGTCATCTTCAATGAAAACCTTGCCAAGGTTGCCGAGCAATACGCCAAGAAAGGCAGCAAGGTTTATATCGAAGGCGCTTTGCAAACCCGCAAATGGCAAGACCAGAGCGGCAACGACCGATATTCAACCGAAGTTGTGTTGCAGAAATTCCGTGGTGAATTGCAGCTTTTGGATAGTCGTGGGTCAAACGATGACAGAGAGCGTCAGCAGGCAGAAACCCGCAGCAATCAGTCATATGCCGAGCAGTCTGGCGCACCTGCAAATTTCTCTCGTGATCTAGACGACGAAATTCCCTTCATCATGGAATGGAGGTGATCGTGGCCCAGACCGTCATCCTTCGCGGAAATAGCCAGCGCGATTTCGTCAAAAGCCTGATCGACCGTGCGCCAGTTGATGCAATTGTTTCGATCAGAGAAGCAACGCGCTCCAACGACCAGAACGCAAAAATGTGGGCCATGCTTTCGGATGTTTCGCGAGCAAAGCCAGAAGGCCGTCACTGGACGCCTGAAACATGGAAGTGCGCCTTCATGCACTGCCTTGGTCATCAGGTGAAGTTCTGCGAAGGCTTGGACGGTTCCGGCCCCTTCCCCCTTGGTTTTCATTCATCCCGCCTCACAGTTCGCCAGATGGCCGATCTGATCACCTGTGTTCAAGAGTACGGTGATCGACACGGCGTCAAATGGAGCGACGAGGCTTTTGTCGAAAGGAAATTCGCATGATCATTTCCTACATCGCATCCTCAATCCGCCACCTTATCAACTGGTTCAATTCCCCTTCCCGTGATTACGAGGGAGAGATTGCCGATCTGACGGTTCAGATCGATAAAGCCAAGCGCCAGAAGAAAAAGCACAGCCACCTTGTCGAGCAGCGTGAAGCTATTCGCACAGAACAGCTTGCCGAAGAACTTGACCGCAAGCTTGCTTCTGTTGATTTCGCGAGGCTGTGAAGATGGCGCGTAAATCCTTCTCCACCAAAGAGCGCACCCGTCTATTCGCATTGAACAAGGGTATTTGCCATATCTGTTCTGGAAAGATCGATGCGAGCTTAGAAGCTTGGGAAATCGAGCATGAAAACCCGCTGGCTATGACCGGCGACAACAGCGATGAAAATCTCAAGCTCGCCCATAAGAAATGCCATGCGGTTAAAACAAAGCAAGACGTTGCGCTGATTGCAGAAGCAAAGCGCCGTGAGGCTAAGTTTGTTGGCGCGAAACAGCCCAAAGGCACCTTGAAGGGCCAAGGCTTCCAGAAGACCGGCAAGACGCCCCGCATCGACAAATCCGCCCTTCCCCAACTCCCTTTGACCCGGCTCATGCAGTCCGGGATTGCGAGGACGCGAGCATGAACGCCAATCAAAAAGTTGATCTGTTGAATGAAGCCGCATCGTTGGCTGGAGATGCTTTCGAGAAGCTTGCATCCAAAGCACCAAAATCGATGACCTACGACGATGCAATCACAATCATCGTTGGGGGGATGGCTACATCAATTGTCGCCCAGATGCTGGCGAACGCACCGACAGAACACCATGCCACTGTCAAGCAGCTTGCGGCGAATGTCTTTTCTCGCAGCATCGATCAGGCTTCGCGTGTTTTCGCTGAGGCGGAAAGGATCGTCCAATGACCCCGACCATCCCAGATGAAGCAGTACAGGCGGCACTCGCGCACTACAGCGAAGGCGGGTGCATGGGCCTTGATGAATATGAACGCAGAGAAGTGACGGTTGATATGCTTTCTGCTGCCCTGCCTTTCCTGCAAGGGGTGAAGGTGAAGGCGCTGGAGTGGCGTAACGTAGATGCTGTCTGCGCTTGGTGTTACGCTAAGTCACCTGTCGGTGAATACCGTGTGACATGGTCGTTTAGCGAGAGCGGTCATAAACTTCATTACCCAGATGGCACGACAAAACAATTCGACGGCGTTGGCTACGGAGATATAGAAGCCGCCAAAGCCGCTGCCCAAGCCGACTTCACCCGCCGTGCAAGCTCTATGCTTGAGGCAACCGACACCAGAGCGGCGGCGCTGGAAGAGGCGATACTAAAGCATTTGAAATGGTTTGAACGCTTCATATGCGATCAAGACGAACTCAACAGTTCTACACCACGCAAGGTTGCGCAAAATGCAAAGGATGCAGCAGAAGAACTCCGATCCACCATCCGCGCCCTGTCCGGCTCTGGCGATGGCTGGTTGCCGATAGAGACGGCTCCGAAGGATGGGACGGAGTTCATCGGGTGGGACGGTAAATGGGCTTTCCGCTGCTCAGCGGGGAAGAAATATGTGTTATACCCTCACATGGACGGCGGACCAACATATTGCGATGTATGGGACGGTCATTACTACGACAGCCTCACTATAGAGCACCCCACCCACTGGCGTCCTCTCCCCTCTGCTCCTGCTGATGGGGGTGAGTGATGAGATCATCGCTTGTACAACGCCATCGTAGGTCGTGCCCTCAATGCAGCCACTTAGGCTTTGCGAATATAGGCAAGGATTACTTCGGCGATCCTGAATTTGAATGCAATGCTTGTGGCCACGTTTGGGCAACAAGCCACGGCCCCATGCACGGCACATCGCGTGACCGCATCGCCCCCACCACAGGAGGCGAAAATGCAGACGCTTGAGCAGTACCCTGAATGGATTTGGTACGGGGAAGACGACGAAGGCAATTGCCACGTTTCGACAGGACGATGGGCGAAAAAACCATGTCAGAAGCGATATAAGATCGCAGAAATCCAGCCGACCGAACATGATCACCCCACTTCCGCAGCGCTTGAGTTGGTGACGGTGGCGTGGAAACACCCAACAAGCGATTGGGCTAGCAATGATTATTATCAGGTTGAGGCCCACTGCTTAAAAGTTGGTCCATTTCCAGAACCTCTTGTCACCCGTGAAAACGCCGAACAGCGTGAAGCGGTGTTGGTGGCGAAATGCGATGCATATCAAAACAGCATTCGGGAATGGGCAATACTATACGCTGATCAGCGTGACACTTTGGGCGCTGCTATTGCCGACCTAGAAGCCCAACTTGCGGCTGCGAATGCGACCCTTGAGCGGTTAAAATCGGTCTTTGGCGACGATGCCGTCAATCTGATGCAGTCAGTCATAGACGAGGCGTCACAGGAAAAGCAGAAGCGCAAAACCGCCGAGGCAGAAGCAGCCAAGTTGCAAGAGGCGCTTCAATCCATCGATAACCTTGACGAAGCCATGGGCCATAATCTGACTGTGGATGATGCGTTCACGGCGGTCGCTATTGCCCGCCAAGCCCTCGCAGGTAAGGAGGGAGCCGATGTCTGAAATTATTGGAGTGGACGTAGCCACACTTTCACCAACTCAAGCCTCCACGGCGGAAGAAAAGCCAACCGCTCTCCTGCGTTGGAATGATGGCGTCTTAGAGCAAAGAATTGAGTTGAAGGAGTGGAACCATCTTGGTGATTTGATTACCTGGACAACCTTCTGGCGCCCGGTTCCTACTTTCTCCACCAGCACGAACGAGGCCAGCCATGATCACTGAAATCCGCTGGCAAATATTCAAGGCGCTATCGTGGGTCGGCTGGAAGATTTGCCCTGAGCCGCATCGAACCCGCCTTCAACGGGTCACACCCACTTGGAAAGAATACGAACAGTATGGGGTCGGCAATGGCGAATGATCTGATCGAGAAGGTGGCGCGGCGGATTGCCAAAGCTCATGGTCGCAACCCCGATGAATGCGCATACGGCTCAGCAGAAATGCTTGGAACGGGAAAGTTTGGAAGCCCTGTTTCCAAATACAAATGTCATCGGCACGTATGGGAAAATTTCATTCCTCACGCCCAAGCCGCCATCGACACCATCCGCGCCGAGATAGCGGAGCCGAATGAGGCGATGCAAGTTAACGGGTATGTTTATACGGTGACACCTATTGCTTGCTGGCAGTCGATACTCTCCGCCTCTCCGCTTGGGGAGAAAGAGGGATGAAGAAACCAGACTATGAAGGATTTGCGCTCGCTATATGCCAGTGTGCTTTCGATGGATGCGGCGCAGAAGGCGACACAATCCAAGAACTCGGCCTCGAATATGGCGTTCTACGCACGGAAGATTTCGACATAAAGAAGCATAAGAACGTAATGAACGCCGAATACTTTGAACCCGGCGACACTGTTTATTGCTTCATCCGATCTTCCGCTCGCCAAGCCCTGAAAGGCGGGGACAATGGGTAAGCTGCAACTCGCTTTGAAGGCTGAATATTTCGACGCCATCCGTAACGGCACGAAGACGGAAGAATACCGACTGGTCAATGATTATTGGACAAGGCGACTGTTCGTCAGGGGGTACAGAACAATCGGCCCACGCAATTTCACCGGCATAGTCCTCACTAAAGGCTATCCTAAGCGTGGCGATGATGAGCGAATCCTTGAACGACCATGGCTTGGCTTTGTCCGAAAAACCATCACACACCAGCATTTTGGTCCTGAACCCGTCGAGGTTTTTGCCATCAACGTGTCTGGTCGCGCAGCACTGGAGGGGAGAGAGTGAGCAAGCTACTCGTCATCGACGTATCTTCTTGTCGGAGTGCACATGGTGCTTGTGATGATGTTAGAGTAGATCAGGCTAATATTCTTGCTGCCGCATTTCGAGCATTTCAAAAGTGGGGCAAGATGCCTGTGAAGCGCGCCATGTTCTGCGCCAAGCTTGTCGGCCAGCGCTTGGATATCAAGCTCGGCATTATGACGGCAATCATTGCAATACGCTCGGATAAGCTCCCCGTGTTCCAGACACGCGCCCAGAGTTCCATTTGTGCTGTAACTCGCCATAGCCATCTCCGATCAGGCGGCGACTCCTACATCAGGAACGAAACGGAAACAAATAACTTTTTGGAGGCGTGGATAGAATGACCAAATCTATGCCATTTTGGCCGGCTGCAATGCCCCTTACTCAAGCGGCTGCCTATTGTGGACTTTCAACTGAAACGTTCAAGAACGTGTGCCCGGTCAAGCCTGTTTCATTTACCAGTACAACCAAAGGGCAACGTTTTTTGCGCCAGAGGCTTGATGAATGGCTTGCCTCTCTCGACCATAATGTCGATTATTCCAACCTTTCAGCGCTGGAGGCGTGGAAGGCGAGACGAAATGCGCGTGCATCTTAAAGGGCTTCACAAGGTCAAAAAAAAGCTATCCGGTGGAAGCGAGCAGATTTATTACTATGCTTGGCGTGGGGGACCGCGCCTTATTAAAGACCCGGTGTCGGATCCAAACGGCTTTGCCGCCGAGTTTCACGAGGCGCATAAATCGGCGCGTGAACCGGACAAGGAAACTTTGGCCGGACTGATTGTCCAATACAAATCATCCCCGGCCTACACCGATCTTTCAAGGGTCAGCAAAAGGGATTATGACCCCTTCCTTTCCGATATCTCAAAAGAATTTGGCGACATGCCTATCATCGCGCTGAATGAGCACGGGGTAAGATCCGTTTTCAAAGAATGGCGCGACACAATGGCTCAGACCCCGCGTAAAGCAGACCGGGCATGGTCAGTGGCGAGGCGTGTCTTCTCTTGGGCATTTGATATGGAAATCATAAGCCGAAACCCCTGCTCTGGCGGTGGCCGGCTTTGGAAAGGAACACGGGCCGATATCATATGGCAGGACGGGCAGATCGACGTTGCCAAATTGGCAATCAACGACAACCTGAGACACGCGATGATGTTGGCGCTTTGGACAGGGCAGAGACAAGGGGATTTGCTTGCCCTGACTTGGGCAGCTTATGACGGACAGCATATAAGGCTCAGACAGTCCAAGACCGGCAAGCGCGTCACTATTCGCGTCTATTCAGAGCTAAAAGAAATGCTCGACGGAATGCCTCGTAAGGCTGTGACGATCCTGACAAATACGCAGGCAAAGCCCTGGACGAGCGATGGCTTCAAAACATCGTGGGGAAAAGCAATTAAAAAAGCGAACATAACCGGCGTCACGTTCCACGACCTGCGTGGAACTTTTATCACCAAAGCAAGGCGCAGCGGTGCGACTGTGGAAGAAATCGCCGCTGCATCTGGTCATTCGATTAAAGATGTGACACGGGTTTTAGAGGCGCATTATCTCGCGCATGACGAGCAAACGAATGATGCCGTCATTTTGAAGCTGGAGAATAAAAAGTAGCCAAATCGGTTTACAAAAGTCTTGTAAGCTATTGATTCTTGTAGCAAGGTTTTGGTTAAGTTTTACACGGAAGGCATTGAAATAATTATAGCAATGTTGGCCTTCTAAGCCGATGGTCACAGGTTCGAATCCTGTCGGGATCGCCATATTTTTCATCGAACTAACAATCAGCCTAAAGAAAGCCAGTTTACAGCTTTCCTGCTACCGGTTTACACAGTTGATCGCCCGCAACTTTATCTTGCTCAATATTTAGCTATTCTCCCATTGATAGATGATCTCGCGGTTTGTGAACAAGAACAAGAGATAAATATGCTTCGATATTTGTTACTCTTTTACGTGCTTTTGGGACTGACAACCCAATCTGCTGCATTGGATGCGGATTCAATTAAAAAATTTCATGATGCCGTACAAATCGGAGATGTTGAAACAGTGAAGGCAATGCTCTCTGAGGAGCCTGCATTTACGACATCCACTGACGAGCATAAATTTCAGCCAATTCACCTTCTCGATATGTATTTCGATCCAGAGATTTTAAAACTTTTGCTGTCCAATGGAGCCGATATCAACGCGAAAAACGACGATGGCATCACTCTCTTGCACATTATCGCCGACCCTGAAGCCGTTTCAGTAATCGTAGCTAACGGAGGCGACATCGAAGCGCGCGATACGAATGGCCGGACGCCATTGATCGAACAGGCCGATAATCAGCAAAATGGAACCGATGTTGTTGTGGCCCTCTTGGCAAGTGGCGCTAATGCCAACGCGAAAGACTTTGATGACCAAACGGCGCTTTCATTGGCTCAGCAGACGAACAACCAAGATCTAGCGAGAGTTCTGCGCCGAGTCGGAACAGAAGAATAAACGTCGCGTAAGTCGTAAATTTCGAAGTGAAATGCGACTATTTATGTTACAGAACAAGCTAGCCTGTTGATCGGTATTTTAAATCGGTTTCCGCTTTATTTCGTCATTATGGTTGCTATGTTTTGTATGCGGCTACGTTAACATCGCCGGTGACGAACCAACCATGACGAAATGATAACAGGAGGCGTCCATGACGACGCAAAAAGTAGCGATCATAACGGCAGGCGGCAGCGGTATGGGAGCAGCATCCGCAAAGCGCCTCGCAGAGGACGGTTTTTCTGTCTCCATCCTTTCCTCATCCGGCAAAGGTGAAGCGCTGGCCAAAGAACTTGGCGGCATCGGCGTTACCGGCTCAAACCAGTTCCATGATGATCTTAAAAAGCTTGTCGATCTGACTTTGGAGAAATGGGACCGTATTGATGTGCTGGTCAACAGCGCCGGACATGGTCCGCGTGCGCCGATCCTCGATATTACCGATGAAGACTGGCACAAGGGAATGGATACCTATTTCCTCAATGTCGTTCGCCCTGCCCGCCTTGTGGTGCCAACCATGCAAAAGCAGAAATCCGGGACCATCATCAATATTTCCTCCGCATGGACTTTTGAGCCCAGCGCCATGTTTCCGACATCGGCGGTGTTTCGCGCCGGTCTTGCCTCTTTCACAAAACTGTTTGCCGACACCTATGCGCCCGACAATATCCGCATGAACAATGTTCTACCGGGCTGGATCGACAGTCTGCCCAAGACGGATGAGCGCCGCGATAGCGTACCGCTGGGACGCTATGGCAAATCGGAAGAAATCGCTGCAACGATCAGTTTTCTGGCCTCGGAAGGTGCTGCCTATATTACGGGGCAGAACCTGCGCGTCGATGGCGGCCTGACGCGTTCTGTCTAA